GGCTGGCAAGTGCGCAAACACTTGTCGGCCCGCTCCGAAGTGGAGCGCATCCTAACACCGAAGAGACAGAGGGAAACCGACAAAGAGGCGTCAACACAGAATTAAGCCACTATCTCTTCGTTCCCTTAGTCGACTTTTGAGCCATCCCGGAGATCTCCTTTCTCATAAGATGCCGCGCAGTGTAGCACTGGAAAGGCGCCTTGAGATGACTAAATCCATTGCTTACCTGGAACCATTGATTCATCCCAACCAGTCTGAGGATCTGAAACTAATCGATAGAGATTCATTTCATCCAGTCTGACGCGCACCTCGTTTCCGCTACCTACTCCTTTGAGATAGACGAACTCACCGTCGACTCTTACTATCTTGTAGCGATAGGGAATCTCCCAGACTTGATTTGGCCGTGTTTCTGGCATCGGTTTTCTCGCTGGGTGTGTTCTTAGCTGAAGTGGCCTTTGAATCGATCTTCAAACTGGCGTCGGAGCTTATCCATATCGACGTTGATCCGGAGGCGCTCTGATGGTGCGCTCGTCACTTCTTGCGTGTCTGCGTCGCGCCCCTTCGCTCTCTGCGCTGCGATCTCAGCCTGATCCCATGAGTGACCATTGCCGCAGATAGAAAGCTTCTTCCCGGCGCTGTAGCGATGCGTTGATTCTGGTCTACCGCAGTCTGGTTTTGGACAGTTATTCTCTTCCACGATTCTCCTACCTCTTCATCTCATGTGGCGGTGTACGCCAGATCGTAAACGACTTGATTAAACTCAGCGCTACTACACGCGAAGCAAACACAACGTCCTTCGATCTGTGTTCGATAAACTTATCAACGAATACTGAGCCATCCTTTAAGACGACTCTGATTCGCTTCCCTCTTGGTGCGTGAGTGTGAGGCATCGTCAACATGCTCTTGAGCACACAAGGACCACGGTCGCAAAAACAACCGCAAGAGCCACTGCAACCTCGGTTAAAGTTGGACCACCGGTTTCAAACTGATTCATCGAATTCGCCTGCTAAGAGTTGCCGCACTATCGCTTCAACTTCCTTGGAGTAGTCTCGCAACTCGCGCCACTCCCAGCCGCTATCCTTTCGAGCGCAGCCCGCGTGTTCCATCAACTGAGCTACCGCCTCGTCAATTTCTTGGTCTGACAGGTGACGTTGACGCTCGCGCGCAAGCCGCTCCTTCAATTGTTCGATCTCTTCGCCCAGTTCACATACAGCGCAGTCCGGCCCGTCATTGTGTCCGATGCTTTCATGCTCACAATTTGGGAAATCTTTATGGCACGGGCACGCACACACCTTTGGAGAGTCAGATCCCGTTTTGCAGTCGACCGCGCATTCTGCGGCGTCCATATATCGGCAAGGATAAAAACGCGTACAGCGCCACGGCCGCTCCTCAGTAAGCAGCCTGTCGGCCGGGATGGTGTCAGATAGCTCAGGCATGGTCCACCAATAGCTTTCGTACTTGAGGTTCAAGATTGTCGGGCACGTCGATCACCCAATGGCGCGGATCGGAAAAGTCAACCTTAGCGCCGTAGTCTGCTGTTGCCTTCGAGGCGGCGCAGAACAGCGCAGTTAAAAAGTCTTGGCGCTCCTGCTGCGTTGCCGCCATCTGCTTCTCGGGATCAATGTCGATCTGAATCCTCACGCTGTTTTCTCCCACGGTGGTCTAACACTGGCCGCCCGGCCCGGTCGCTTTGTGCGCTTCCTTTTCGGTCTGTTCCCACGCTTTCAGATCAACCTTGTCGGTCACGTCGTACATCTGACCATCGACCCACACGAATGCGCTTTTGCACTTAACGCAGATCGCGACCGCAACGTCTTCCACGCCCATGCGCTTGTCTGAGTTTGGCTTCATCCACGGCACCATGATTTTCATGTAGCCCGCGTGCCTAAAGTGTTGGTGTCCGTCCTTTGGGCACTTCCAAAGAAATAGATCTTCAGGCAACTTTGGCGTTACTTTCTCAACGAAGCCCTCTGCCTCGGGATGGACCAATGCGGGCTTGTCGCTCATGGATTCTCCTTTATGCTTGCTCATGCTGTCTTTTCCTTTCTATCATCAACTCTCGTTTCGAATAACAACACTTCACTTTCAACCATCTGTTTAATCTCAACTTCTAACCTTGCTGGTTCGCCCCAGTGTTTGAATAAATGCTCTTCAACGATCTGTGAATCATCTGGATAGACGACGTCGATCAGGGCATCTTCGGCGGCTCGCGCCAATTTCAAAACGTCTGGCCTGGTATCCGGCGCTAACGACTCTCTCCCGGCCTTCGTTAACCCGAGTTTGCCAAGATGGTTCTTTGGACGTGGCCGATAGAATCGGAATGTTGCGATCAATGGTCCTTCAAGTAATGGTCCACGAAACACTTCCTTTGCCGCTTTCGCTACGGTCTTTTTCCAGCCCTTGCCCTTTGGGTTGTCATCAACAGTCGAGACAACGATCCCGCCACCCTCACGTCGATAGGGTTCCTTTGTCTTTGGGTGGAGCGGCACAAAGGACTGCTTGCTGCCAGCAGTTTGCGGTGAGCCGTAGACTGTGAAGGTGATCGTGGTCATCACAATTCGTTCAGGTTCAAGTGCCACGCGATCAGAAAGTTGACGCGCTTCTGTGTGTAGCCTTCTTTCTTGCCGAGTATCTGACCGATGATCAATGGATCTGCCTTGCGCTCTGCCGGGCAGATGCCAATCTGATCGAACACCTGCAAGGCCATCGCGGCGGCGGTTGCGCTCATCACTTCCGGCCGCGCCGCGCGGATCGGAAACTCGACCGCGGCAAACTGATCTGGATCGGCATAGCGCACGAGCGATTTCTTGTCGCCTTCGCCGCGCTCGAAAGTGCCGCGATCGACCTTTGGGATAGGTGAAGCATACTCACCGTAGCCGACTGGTAAGATGTCGGGCGCTTCAAGGTTCGGTGCGGGATTTCCCCATGTGGATTCAGTTCGCCCGCCCGTTGGGTAGTCCCGAAGCACGCGAATCGCGAACAGGTCAACCGGGAATTCCGGAACAATGGTATAACCAGCTTCCACGGCCGCCAGCACCTTCGCGTAAAACTCCTGTCGTGCGACTTCCTTGTTTCGCTGACGTGTTAACGCGCTCACGCTCCAGTTATTTGTCTTGGCCTCTTGAATCGACGCGTTCAGCGCGGTTATTTCCGGATCGAACGAATCGATCTTCTGTCTCAGCCATGTTGCCAGATCCGCTTGCGCGGCTTTCATCTCAACCGGATCACGCGCTACCAAGTGAATCGATGATTTCGGTTGTTGAACCACTAATGCTTCGTCCATGTTTTCCTCCCTTTCAGCGGGCACAAAAGATCCCGCAGTCACACTATAGTCACCAGCGCCAAGTAGATTTCATGGCACCTGGCGAAGACCTCGAGGTATCAAAAACGTCGCTTAAGAATTTGATTGATTTATCCGGCGGGCCAAACGGATGATCATGCCGCTCTGCTAAAGCGGCCGCTTGCGCAAGTCGGCGCCGACTGAACCGATCAGCGTCATTGCCTCTGACGTCGACTGAGTTGAATGCCCCGACAACGGCTCCGGGCTTTCTTATTTGGAGGCCAATGAACTCGACCAAGTAAGGCGCGGGATAGAACCACTCGCCATGCAGCCTGTAGGCAAGGAACTTCTCGTGAGTAATCGCCTCGTCCATTTGATCCTCGACGGGCCAACTACCAAGCCATCGAACCGGGAACGGGCCTCCGCAATAATGCTTAATACGATCTTCGGGGTTCAGCGAGTAGCCAATTTTGACAGGATTAAAGTAGTCAGGAATCAACATCTGAACTGCATACAGGTGCGGCATAGAAGTCTCCGATCTCGAGAATTCCGCGTCAAATCTGGATGCTGAATCTGGCAGTAAGAACGTGAGACTTTCAGGAAGTGCTTGTTTTTGGCATGAGCCGAGCAGGACTCGAACCTGCGACCCACTGGTTAAAAGCACTTGACGCGCTTTTGTGACACCGTCAGACAGCGCGTGACAGATTACCGATTCAGCCCAATTTTCCGCGGATAAAACACGCCTCATTATAGCAGCCGTTGTGACATCACGGGACATTGATATACCATCCTGATTCTCACAAATCTGGCAGTTGAATCTGGATGTATGCCCCGAGCTCGCACTGGAAGTTTTTGGTATGACCGCAACGGCGATCTGTATGCGCGCGTAACCTGGACCGACTCTAAGGGGAAGGTGCGCGAGAAACGCAGGAAGTCGATCAGCGGCACGAAGCGCGAGGCGCGCGAGCACATAAAGGAAATTCTCGAAGAGATCGAAGAGCAGGGCGATCAGGCAATCGACGCCGCCGGTCTCACCTTCAAACAACTGGTCGACCACTACAAAAACAACTACGCGATCGAGGCTGAATACGATCGCAAGGGAATTAAGACTGCAGGAATGCGTTCGTGGAAAGATGCGCGCCGAAAGGCTGAGGCCTTGCTTGATTACTTTGGCCCAAAGAAGCGCGTTCGAGATTTTACCTATGGCGACCTCTCGCGATTCAAAGCCGCGCGCATTAGAACTCCAAAGCGAACCGGCGGCGCGCGTCAGATCGCCAGCGTTCATCGGGAGCTCGAAATCCTCAGACGAATGTTTCGCATTGCTGTTCAAAGCAGATGGTTGCGGCTCAGCCCGTTCAATGAAGGAGATCCACTGATTGAGCAGGCCGAAGAGCACCAGCGCGAGCGCATCGCGACGAAGGAAGAAGAAAGCGCCTTGCTCGCAGCCTGCGACGAAGACGAACGCCGCAAGCACCTCAGGCCGTTTTTGATCCTGGCCTTCGATACCGGCTTTCGACCGATTGAAATGAAGTCGCTCACGGTCAAAGATGTCGACTTTGAAGATAACTGTATTTGGGCCGTGTCCTACAAAGGCAAGCGCATGAAACGCCGGCCGTTCGACATGACCGCGCGCCTGCGAACGGAAATGCAAAAACTCTGCGCGGGGAAAAGACCCGGCCAACTGGTATTTGGATTCAAGTCCGTGAAGCGATCCTTTGCGACCGCCAAACGCGTTGCGGCAGAGAGAGGCATTGACATGAAAGGCTTTCGCCTGTACGACGCGCGCCACACGGCGACTACGCGACTGGTGCGCCGGGGAATGAGTCTCGAAGAAACTGGAAAGCTGATGGGCCATTCTCAACCTAAAACCACCTGGCGTTACATGCACGTCGACAAGTCGCGTCGGCGCCGCGCGGCTGAATTGCTCGAGCAGGAAGATGAAGATTAAGCCGCTTTCTTTCGGGCGTTTTTTTCGCCGCGCTTGTCGTATTCGTCTATATGCCGCTGGAGATAGAAGATCCTGCCGCTCGGCGTTTTGATGAAGTTGATGTATCGCCTCTCTCGCCAGCGTTTCGAGGTTCGGCGCGTGATGCCATACATCTCGCAAAACTGTTCGTCTGTGTATCTCTTTTCAAGTTGTTCACTCATACTGCCCACCATTTCTGATCGTCATTCCCTGTCTGCGTAACTCTTACATGGCCTAACGTCACAAGCTCCGGCAAACGTCTCGCGAGTTGGTATCTGTCGAGCGTGCCAAGTTTCGCTAGTTCCTTCGAGCTGCGACCGGGAAACTGTTTCACCAACTCCAAGGCAATAAGTCTCTGCCCTTTCAGTGCTCCACTTCGACGCATCTGATCCTCTGCACGTTTGGAAGACAGAGGATCTGTTCGACGGGAGCGCGGGACTTCGAAGTTGAAAGAGGGTTGGATCATGCGATCAGCTTTTGATCTTCTTTGATTCGCGCTATCGGGTGCTGATGCCGGATCTCCGAGACTTGGATCAGCTTCGCGGTCATCGCGTCGCGATCAACGTCTTCGGCCTTCTTGCGCAGGCGTTTCGCCTTCTTCTTTAGCGCCGACACGCGCTCGCCATCTGGCAGCGCGGAGTTGACCACATCGTCCAGATGCGTCGCGCCGTGAACGAACTCGCCAGCGTAACCGCCGAATGAAACTTGTAATTGCATTGCTGGCTTGTCTGGCCCGGCGTATACCTTCTGTGCTTCTACCTCTATAGTTAGGCGGGCGGAATAAACCGCCCGTGGAAGCATCTCTGCCACCAGTGCAGTCAGGTCAAAGACTTCACCGCTGTCTGGGTCTTCCGGCCCGTAGTCGAGCATAACCAATACACGTTGGACTTTTCGTTTGCTCATACTGCTGCTACCGCCTCTCTGTGTTTACGCGTGCACGCCGAAGGACTTGATTGGTTGGTGGAACGGCGTGACGACCGCAATAGTAGAAGAACGAAATGCCATTCGTATTTCCCGTATTCCACTCAACCGTCTTGCAGAATTCGGCCTGTGCGCGACAGTCGACCGATCCGCAAACGATTCTCTTTGAATCGCACTTTTTTAGCTTTCGAAGCGTTCCGTTGCCGTCGCGCTGGTTGCCACTGACGTTCAGCCCTGAAGGACGCGGCACGTAGTTGCGACACGCCCCGCATGCGCAGGCGCCAACAACTATAGGCTGCTCATTGAAGGCATGCGCCCATTTTGGACAGTGGCAGTTGTCACAACGCGATCTCCATCCCGCAGTGTTGGCGAGTGCTTCATAGAACGCACCGGGCGTGGTCTGATAACTTGCTTTGCTGTCGACGTGTACGCTCATACCTCTGCTGCTACCGCCCTTGCTTTCGGGTATTCGTTCCACTCACGACCGTCGAGTAATCGGCCTGCTGCTTTCTTGCCGACCGACTTGAACCGCACCGCCACTTGTTCAGGATCAACCTCGTAATCATTGCTGCAACAGTCGGGCAATATGCGTTCGCCTTCCTGATCGTAAACAGCCGTTCCGTTGATGACCTCGTCACCGTCGCGAACAATACCGACGGGCTCAAGTTGACCCCACTGTTTGAAGAAAAACGGCACATCGGCCGCAACACATTGATCGCGGAGAGATCTGGCCCAGTCTGGATGTATCGGTCGCGCCTTTGGTCCGGATTCGCCGCCGCACACAACCCAATCAATCGAGCCTTCCATCGTCGGCACGGATTCCAGATCAATCAGCCCTAACAATGGTTCCGCACTAATCCAACGAACAGCAGCGAGCGTCTCCATTAGTAGCGGGATTCTTTCGTCTGCGGTCTTTTGATCTTCTACTGAGACACCAAGCCAGACATTCGGAAGCGTGAACGTTGAGGCGGGCCACCATCGCATACCCCCAATCCAGTCGAAGGTAGGCCATGCGCATCCTGGCGGCGGTGTGGTTCCCAGCGTTTCGAGGTATTCAGCGAACATCTGCCCGCGCGGTGACGGGTGCGCTTTGCGTTGTTCCTTCGGACCGCGCACTAACTGCGGCTCCCGTGGTTCGCCCTCCGTGTTGGCCCATCTCTTAAACCAGTCGAGCATCCTCGCTGGCCGTTTCGTAAGAATCTGAAACGTATGCTGTGGGCACTGTCGCATCACGTCGAAAACGCGGAGAATCGCGCCATCAGAAAGCGACTCGTGAAACAAATCCGACATTGAGTTCACGAAGATCATTGCTGGCTTGCGCCAGCGCAGGGGATCGTTAACGTGTTCCTCAATCAGTCGGACTTTGCCTGTCCAATGCGCCCCCGAATCGTTTCGATAGGCCAGCCCTTCGTATGGCATCCCCGGCCCTGAGAAACGAGCGGCTGCGGTTTCGGCATAGCAGTGCTCACAGCCGCGACTGACACGACTACATCCGCGAATTGGATTCCAAACCTTGTCACACCACTCGATCTTCGTATCGCCCATATCGCCTCACGTTCATGTTGTGGCCGGTGATGAATACTCGCGCACGACCGCTTCGGTCATACTTCGGAAAGGAATGCCCGCAGCCGCAGCCGCACGGGATTACAGGATTAGGATCGCCCTTCCTGCGCCGGTCTCGCGCGGTTGGATGGTGCAGCCTCATATGCGCCGAGCGGTTCGGGAGAGGCTCTATATTTGACGGCGAGTTATTGTTCTTAATCTCATCCTCGTGGTGGGCTATTTCTTCTGACGTAAGGTAGCGGCCCATCTTTTCAGCGGCTACCAAACGATGCTCGTATGCGTAGCCGCGCACGTCGGCCATCGGGTGATCTTTACCTACGCGGATGAGTACGTAACCGTCCTGTGTGACGGTTCGCCCGCCCTTCCAATTCCCGTTTGCTGGTCCTGTTGCTTTGCCCATGATTTTAATTCCCCGCTCTATGCGCTCGTGAACGACTGCCCTTCTGTTTGGCGTGGTCCGTGATAGAAGGAAGATCAGGCTTTGGTGCTTCAGGCGCTACGGGCTCAACTGCTTTGCCGTTCCCGGCCTTAACAACCTTTACTTCCCGCTCAGCTTTTGGTTTGCCATTCTCTTCGAATAGTGGGAGGTCTTTGGTTGCTTTCAGAACGCGTTCAATTTCATCGTTCCATGCTCCGTAGTGCGCAAGGTTCGCATTGAAGAGTCTCGCATCGTATTCCATGATCGACGGTCTGCCGGTTTCATCGTCATAGATAAGTCGACACAGTTGAGAATCGATCAAGGCTTCGCGGATGTCGGCCTTCAGGTTCATCCACGGCATTCGATAGACCTTCAAGACAACTACGGGCATTGGTCCATCATCATCAGTACGGGCCTCACCGGAAATCAAAAACGCTGCATCGCTGCTCAATACTTTAATTTCGGCGAATACCTGGTGGCCTTTGCTCTTTTTGGAAACTGACGATCCTTTATCGTCTTTCTTGTCCAGCATTAGATAGTGAATTCTTTTCGAGTAAAGATCCGGGTGATGTCGCTTGATTACTCCCTCTGCTACTTTTGCGACTTCAGAACTTATTTCGTATTGCATGGTCCATCCTTTCGTTTGTTAGGCTGTGGCGAATAACAATCCCTGTTTCGTAACTGCTTCAATTCTTCGCTGGGCTAACTGGCAATACTCCGCGCTCAATTCGATTCCTATAAACTTCAACCCTTCCAGCATTGCTGCTTTGCCAGTGCTTCCCGATCCGCAGAATGGATCTAGAACGATGCCGCCCGGCGGCGTAACCAGTCGGCAGAGATACCGCATTAGATCAACCGGCTTCACTGTTGGATGATGATTCTTGCGAAGACCTAAACCGCGATTGCGAGGATTATCGCCGCCTGGGTTTCCCTCTTTGCGGCTGTCGTCTTGCTGGCGTGATGTGAGACTTTCCAGCCCTTCCTCGCGATCTTCTTGACTTGCCTTCGCCGCGTAGAAGAACCGTGCTGCAGATCCCGAATCCAAACGGGCCATCGCATCGCGGGCCGCTTTCATATCGCCAAAGACGCCTTTGGATAATCGATCTTTGCCGTGCCCGTTTAGATCGCCTTGCTGCCCCGGCGCATCAGGGAACGCAGCCAGCACTTCATCTGATCCGTCCGTGATGACGTTCGCGGGCCAGCGCCCTAATTCGTTTTGCTCTGTGCGCTGTTCGGTCCAGCCGCCCTCGTAAACATCTTCTGGCCGCTGCTCGCATGCGCCGCGCCAGTTGCCATTTCCCTTCGCGCCGTCGACGCGGCATCCGTCGATATTCAATCCACCCGTTCCGTGCTGTAAGACGTTTTCAGCAACGGTTCCGATCAGTGGTTTGCGCGCCAACACAATTGGCTCGTGTGCGGGTTTTAATGCTGTGCCCCAGCCGTTCCATTGCTTCGCTGCTTCCGTCGCTGGAGCGCTTAGCAGACGATCATCCTGAGAACGAACGAACGTTCCGATTGGCGGTGCCAACCTGTCTTCACTGCTGCGCTGGATGTGACCGCCAGCGTATTCACGGATGCCCGTTACTTCACGATTCGCGCCCGCTGCTGCATCAATCGCCTTGCTCACGTCCAGCGATTTAGGAAATCCCGATCCGTAAAGCCATTGAATCTGATCGCGGATCTCAAACCCTGCTTCTTCAATCGCACAAGCTAAGCGGTGGTAAGTACGGGAGCCTCCGAATGCGAGCAAGTGACCGCCGGGCTTCAGAACGCGCAAAACCTCAGCCCACGTTTCCGGCATAAACGGAACGCCTGATCCGTCCCACGCCTTCCCCATAAATCCTGTAGTGATGCGGGCGCGACCTTGCGGCGTATTCAGATTCACGGATGCCTCTCCGGTGCCGCCGCGCTTGTTCGCGGTCAGTTCATAGGGCGGATCGCACACAACAGAATCAACCGAACAGTCGGACAGGTCTCGAAGCACGATCCGGCAATCGCCCTCGTACAAGCTAAATCGATCTGACTCGTAATACGGTTTCACGCAACCCTCTCGTGTTTAATCAACAGGCCAAAACTACTGAGACTCAACACTGAATCTTTTCGCTTTGGCTGCTCTTGAACTTTTCGAATGAAGTAGTAACGATTATCTCCGTCAGACTTCGTTTCGATCTCGTTGGTCCACAGAAGCAGATGCGCGATTGCGTCGCAGATCGTGTCTTTGTCGAGCTTGGTTTCCTGTTGAATCTCGCGCTGCGTCCGCGCGCCGTTGTGGATCGCTTCCTTCACGCGTTCAACGGGAGACAGCCTGGATAAAGGTAGGACCAGTAGCTTTTCGTCGAACTGCGGATCTCGCAACTGCTCAAGTAGCTTCACCTGCTTAGCCTTCTGCACTTGTCGCCAGTTCTTCTTTCCTATCCTGCTCTGCGCAACTTTTTTGCGAATGTCCTCTTTGCAATAAAGATTTCGACCATCCTTGCGAGCTCGGCAGATACCGAATTCAGAGACAGGAAGATCGTTGTCGCAGATCGGACAGTGTTTTAAGTTAGGGGGGTTCATTAAAAGAATTCAATTCGATGGCAGTCCCAAAGCCTCGTCATTATCGAGTTGCCCCACACTTCATCTATGCGGCCCCAGTGCGAGCGCAGTTTTTCCGCGTCGAAGTTGCTTGTTATTACGAGCTGGTGACCAAACGATTTCGCGGCATCAAGAAGATTGAATAATTGCTCTGAAGCAAACTCACTCGGACGCGCCTTTTCGAATTCATCAAGAAAGATCAGCCAGGGCTTTCCCTGTTTTCTTAAATCAATCGCTCGTACTCGCGGCGTCCATGGATCGCCTTCTTTGATCGATAGTTCCAGGCGCCGGAATTCATCAAGTAGATCGCGCACACTTGAAGCTACGGCTGGACGTCGAGACGCGAGCGCGTGGCGGTAGATGGCCCAAGCAATATGACTCTTTCCTGATCCGTTCCTGCCGGTGAATAGATAAGATTCATCTGGTTTATTTCTAACTAAATCGATGGCTGCCGCCTGCTTGTGATGGTGTGCGGAACTCGGTTTCAACCTTCCAAGTCGCGGCATCCCGAACACCGGAGGAATTACAGATAGTTGGGCTTGAATGGTTTTCCTGCGAACGCACAGACAACGCTCCGAAGCTTTGGCGGCTTTAGCGTTTTCAAGACTTAACTCGCGGATGAATTCGCCCGTCTCCGCGTCGCGAAGCCTCATGCCGGTTCCGTAGCACCGCCAACAATTAGCGGACGACCGATTTTGATTTGAATTCGTAAACTCCGGCGCCTGCTCTTGAGCCCGGCGGAGTATTTTGCTGATAGCTTCCATTCCCGTTCCCCATTGGCGGATCTTCGTTGTTGAGCCAGTAGATGAGCCGATTTTGTGTTGCTTGCTTGCCCTTGCGGTGACAGTGGACCAACATCTTGTTGTAAACGTTCCGCACGTTCAGGTGTTTGTAGGCCTCGTTGGACTGCATCTCGGCTATGAACTCATCGTCACAGACTCTCTTGCGCGGTTGGCGCGCGGTCACGCGCGCTTCACTGCTTTTCTGTGATTTGTGATCTGTGTTTTGTGTATTGTGGTTTGTAGATCTCTGATCTGTGATCTGTGCATGCAATTGCATTGCATTTGCATCTACATTTGCAGTGCTTTTGCTGTGCAATTGCACCTGCATTTGCAGATCGTTTGCTGCAATAATACGTTCACCTTCGACCTTCTCTTCTTCGGCTATGCCTTCTGAGTTGGTCACTTCGGATTTTCCGTATCGTGTGCGAGCTGCGGTTGATCGAACGGCTGAAATCTCCTTCGCTTTCGCGATCTCTTGATCGGCACGCTTCTGATGCCAGCCGTCTGATTGTTCGTTGAAAAACTGAGTGAGTACGTTTCTGACCGCGCCTTGCTCTTCCGGTGTGAACGCGCGACATATTCGGTAGAGGGCCAGGTCGTCGAGCGGGAGCGCCTTTCGCTTGGCGTAGTAGTAATCCAATAGCCGGTTGTATGCTCCGTTTTCCATGAGCGATAAATGCTGAGTGTCGCGGTCGTAGTCGTCCATGAAACGTGGATACCAGTGCATTTGACTTGTCGATTTAACCGCCGGAAGAGTTTTCTACGCCGCCTTGTTCTTTACCGCTCGCCCAAGATCTCTCGGACACTGCTGTCCTACCCTGTACTTATTGCCGAACGTTTCGCCGCAGTGCATACACACAAGAACATCGGCCGCATCTTGGCTCTTGTCGTTTGTGATTAATCTGCCCGGACAGCGACGATTCATGGTTTTGTTAAAGGCGAGCCAGCCCCAGGAGGTCCAGCACTGGCCCGCCGGTGTCCGCGCTGCCTCGTCTGCGCAGACAAATCAATCCTTGTATTCCGAAAGCGCGTCTTTTAGCTGGACCAACTCATCAAGATTGAGAGCATTAATATCTCGCCCGCCGGTCTGCTTCTCGATTTGGGCCTCCGTGAACATGTCTTTGATCGACCCGCGGAGCTTCTTCTTTTCCGCTTTTTCATCGATCACGGCAGGCTCTACCACCGCGCTCTGTGTTGATTCAGAGGAAGCGGCTTCAGTCTCAATAATCTCCGCTTCCACAACCGCAGGATGGTGTTGTAGTTGTGCGGCCATCCGCTCAGCCTTCGATTGCTGACCGTTCGCTGGTCCAAGCGGAACGCCCTCAGTTTCCGCGATCCTCTCTGCTTCGTCAGGGTCGTAAATCCCAGCTAGGCCAAAAGCCACGCGTGCGCACTGAATTAACGCTTTATGTCGCAGCATCCGTGCAGGCCACTTGGTCCACGGCTCCGTGTTGCGCGCGCACTCACTCATGTATTCGGTGACTTTGGTAGGGTGAGCGCGATCTTTGCGATAGATGACCGCTGTCACACCGCGTAGCTCGCCAGCGTCGTTGAATTGGTCGTTGAACTCAATACCGTCTAAAGCCGTCTGCCGATTGATAAGAGTGCTCCATCCGTCAATCGAGACAATCGGGACAATGCCACCGCCCTTCGCCGGGAACGCGTAGATCTCTTTAATGAACGGATTGAGATCGTATTGCTTGGCAACCGCCAGGAACGCGGCAACCTGTTCGTTGCTGGGGTTTTGTTTGTCCGAAGGGAAAACCGTTTTAATAAGAGTACTCAGAAACTTTGTGGGCTCAAGGCCGTGACGGTTTGCCATGAAACCTATCAGCGATGTTCCCGCTACTACCGCAGGCTTTGTTTCCGCGGGTGCTGGTGTTGTCATTTGCTACCTTTCATTTTGCGAAGGACTCGAAATTTCGTCGGCGCCACTGTGTAGCCGCTTCTGCTCTGCTCAAAATAAGTGAGACAGCCAGCGCCGTATCTCGCGCCTTCGGCGTCATCCATTGCGGCCAGAATCGCGGCCTGGGTATCTTCAACGCGCTTCTTTGCCTTCGACAGAGCCGCTGTGGCCTCAAACCACTCCATCACGAGACGGTCTGCAACCGTAACTGTCTTATTTGGCTCGCGCCGGACTCGCTTAACCACATCGAGCGAAGGGATAAACGTCTGTGGCGGCGTGTCGGTTAAGACGTGCTCGCGCCAGAATTGATCTCCGATTGCTATCGCGCTTTCCATCAGCGCGTCGTTGCGCTTGATCTCGTAAACACGTATTTCAAAGTGACGAAACGCAGGCAGCAGCACTGGAATCCAAGCTACGCGGCATTCTTTTCCCGTCGCCTTCGTTACCACGTACATTTGTTCGTGAACCTGAATCAGAACGCGCTCGGGAATCTCGTCGGTTCCGAGCGGTCCCCACTCTTCACCCAGGCCGCTCGTCTTAGCCTCGACAATTTCCGGCAAAGACCCGTCGATAAATCCATCCAGGTTTGAGCAAAAGTGCCCGTTTGTAAAAAACAGGTGCCGCTGAAGAGTTACGCCGCGCTTCTTCTCAAAGTGATCTAATACCGCTCCTTCGAAGGTTGTGCCGAAATCCTGGACTGCCGACTCCTTTTCATCAACAACTACGCGTCCGGTCTTCTCGAGCCAGACGTCGCCGATTGTTCGCCATGAATCCATTCCCAACACAGAGGGAAGGTCGGACGATCCGAGGTATTTTTTGCGCAGTTGGCGCTGCTCGTTGGTGATCATCTCAACGCCCTGTCCGCTTTCTCTTCAGCCACTTGCTCGCGTATCAGATCGCCCAAATCCATGAACCGCCCACAGGATTCGCACAAGCACATCAGATCGTGCTCTTCGACTTCCTCACCTAAGCGGTCAAACTCTTCGAGCATTAGAATTTCAATATCGGCGCTCACTTGACAGCCTCCGCAATCACGAACAAAGAGGCGAGCCCGACGATCAGCACGATCAGAACCAACACTGCATACAAAGCCTCTTGTCTTCGGAATGAACTACGCTGCCGTTGCTCATTGAGGGTGTCGCGCCCGCGCACGGCTGTGATCATCTGAGCGTGATTAGGCGGAAAGTATCTTGTCGAGAGTTTTGATGGCGTGCTATTCTGTTGCTGGTCCATAAAGCCACTCTGTTAGTTGATCCGGCGTTTCTCTTTCAGGGAGAGCGCCGGATTTAGTTTTTCAAAGGGAAGCGAGCCAGCCCCAAGCCCCAATTTTAGAGACCGGCCCGCTCCCACAAACTCACCCGGCTTTTCTCAGCGAGACCGCCTCAATATGCGCCAGTCTTCGTTTGCTGTAAGCAATTGACTGCGCCAGCTCCATGCCCTTGCGAGCGGGCGGCGCATCTTGCAGCTCAGCCGATACGTAGTCGCTCTGCTCCTTTGCAACCTGAGCCGCGCTCGGAACAGGGAGTTTCCCTTGCGTTTCCCACTCATCCCAAAGGCTTTCAATGTAGGCTCGCAGCACCGGCCATTGGTCCGGACACGTTTCGATAACGTGGAATTGCTCCAAGAGCCCTTCGGCGGTCGCCAGCTTTCGCTCATCATTTGGATTGAGACGTCTTGATATGTCGCCATCACTTACGCCCATGCCGTGAGCAATCAGCTTTTGTGCTCCACGAGGTATCACCAGCGAGAACAGCGACTTTACTTCGTACTGTGTAGGGGCCGGTTTCATGCTCAAAATTCCTTCGTTTCAATACTTGAGCCGATAGTTATCCCTCAGGTAACGTTCGTGATCGAACGCAACCTCTCTCCAACCGATTAGGCTGCTTTTGCCAGTTCTGGATAACGCCTTGCCAGCTTTGAAAGCTTTTCCTCGATTGCCTTTCGGACAAACTCGGAAGCGGGCACTTCGAGAATTTCAGCGGCCCTTTCAAGCCGCTCCATTTGTTCGCTGCTGGCGCGTAGATGTAAGCGTGTGTCCTTTTTTCTCATAACGTTTGCACGTTCAGTGTAAGTACAGCGGGAGTACATATAGCACTGTGTACGTACACTGTCAACACCTATTTCCGAGAATTCATTGTTTTCTTCTGTGCGGTTGATGTAAGTACGATGTCATGGCAACCGAAGAACGCGTAAATATCCGCATTTCTCCAGAAGTAAAGCTTGATGGCATTGCTTTGGGTGTAATGCACGGGTGGGATCTCAGTACGCTTCTGCGAACCCTCATTATTCACGAAACGCAAAAAGAAACGAAGGAACGACCTGGCGTGTTTAAGGACGCTCGGAAGAAAGCGCTTGAAATTGTCGAGCGTGAAAAACAGAAGGCCGCTCAGCGCAACGGTAAGAAAAGACGGGTAGCAATAACCAATGTCAAGGCCAATGAAGATGATCGATCCTCTCGAATACAAGACAGTGCCGGTAGAAGGGCAAGTGGCGGCGGGCGCAAGCGTTGAGTTTCTGCCAACGGTACGGACGCGCGAGGTTCGGCTGCCAAACTGGGCGGACGACTCTGATCGGTTCGTGCTTACTGAAGTGTGCGGAGACTCGCTCTGCGATGCCGGTATATTCAGCGGTGACTACGCCCTTATCCACCTCAACCCAAACGAAATCAAAGACGGTGATCTGATCGCGGCCTTCACGCCGGACGGGATGTTGATCAAGTTTTACTTCAACAACGATGATGGTCGTATCCGACTCGAGGGAGCAAACCCGAGCCGACCAGCACGCTACTACGATCCCGAAGACATAAGCGTACAAGGAAAGGTGATCCGCACAGAGCGAGATCGCTGAAAGGCAAAACCTCATGTTGAAAACAATCCTGCTCGCCGCCCTCATTCTTGCCGTCTGCGCTCCCGCGGTTGCACAGAAATCGCCGCAGGCCGAGAAGTCGGCCAATGCGGTAAAATGGGCCTTTCCAAAAGCAGGACAGACACCCTCAAGCATCAACGGCGAAGTCTATTACGAGTTGGCCGAAGGAATACTCGCCAAACGCACCACTCTTGGCGAAAGTAAAAACATTGAAGCTTCGGCGGTTTACTTCAGCCCAAAGGCGCTGGCAGTGTTCCGCCTGGTGCAGGTAACAGAACCCAAAGAAATCCCGAACTTAGACCGATTCCTGATAATGATGGCCGTCCATCTCTCCGTCGAAGATCCGCTTAACAAAGGCTTCCATAAATACATCGGCCCTAACATGATGTACGGTGAACTCTTTTACTTCTACCAATTGAAAAACGGGCAGTTCATAGCGGCGCGCATCGCTGACGATCAAAGCCACGTCCTTATCCTGCCCGGCCCAGCCACGAACTAGCAGCTAACAATCCGCCCTAAAAACAATTCGCACGATTATGCTTGACGTGTACGTACATTGAGCGTACAGTGTACTCGTTGTGGAGGCGAAGACAATGCAAAGAGATTCACTAATGCTAACGCTGGTAGTCCTGGCAATGATTCTTGCTCTGGCTATTTCAGTAGGGCCGGCAGCAAAGAAACGATTGGGAGAGATGCTTACCGATCCACTCAAGGTTGAACAGATGGTGAAGGCGTAAGGGAAGGGGAGACGCAATGGCAAACAGAGAAACACGAACTGGTTACACAGCAGAAGAAGTGAAGACGATGGCTGACGCTAAAGGGTTGCCCTGCGAGCTTCGGAAGATTGGCCGCTATCGCTCACACGGCAAGCTGGTGCAGATGGAAGTTGTTTACCCGCGCTCCACGGTAGAGGCTTTGAGTTTGGATCGCGAATGGTCACTTTACTACCCGCATCAGTATCCCTCCAAGGCGTTGAAGGGGGAATTGTCGTGAACGCGCCAACACATTGCATCTTTTGTCGCAGCCATAAATTGCGGATGTATCGCCTGCCGGATTCAAAAAGCCGTCATGTGTTTTGTGATGAATGCGGCGCTGCTGGCCCGTGGGGTGAATGTGATAACGAGGCGCGATCCCTCTACACCATGGCTAACGTCGGGCTCGTCAATAAAGTCGGAGACGGAGTCTTCGCTATCGCCGACGAACGCATACGCCAGATCACCGTTAAGGGTTACACACCACAGCATGATGACGAACACGATCTTGGCGAGTTAGGGCTAGCCGCCGCGCTCTACGCGTTGCCTTACGACGCGAAGCAGGGCAATGATCCGCTGATCACTCAAGACGATTTCATCAATCTGCACATCGCGCTCGAAACAGGTTGTGGGTTTTACGTCGATCCTGAGCCTGACAAGTTGAAGCGACTTGCTAAGGCGGGTGCCCTGATCGCCGCAGAATTCGATAGGGTAAAACGCGCCGCTAACAACGCGATCGATTCCAGCGGCGACTGTGATTCGTGCGGCAAGTCCGTTCCTGAATCCGAAATCAAGGGCGCAATGACTAGCGCGGGAGTTGAGGGATTGTTCTGCCACGAATGCAGACACGGGAAGAATTGCGACTGCCCGCCGTCATCAGATCCCGGCACGATAGTCGAGTGCGACGTCTGCGACAACACGGAGACGCTTGGTGGCGAAATTTCAGAGCGCACGCTTGAAGATGCGGGGTGGTATCTCGGCGACATTTCGATCCTTTGTCCGGACCACGCAGCAGCAGGATTTAATAGATTCGAATAAGCAGGAGACGCAATGGCAAATACAACCTACCGGCAAGGCTGATCGTTCTTACGATCCAAAGGAACGGTTCTAGGCGATGCTGACGACCCACCTAAAAACATTTGAGGCAGCAGCAGTCGGCCCTGTTCAGTTGAGGCGCGTCGCGTGGCAGAACCTCTGGAACTGGACGCAGGAAGAGAGCGGAACCACGCGGTTTCACCTGACAGACACTCGCGGACGATCTGGCAAAACGCTTTGCGGACGATCATTTCCAGTGGAGAAGGGTTATCCGGTTTCGCTACGCGTCTGTAAGCGATGCGCAACTAAGGCAGCGGCGGGCGGTTATTCCCGTGAACAGATGTATCGACTTGCGAGCGTTGCCTAGACGAGAATTCGAGAAAGTACCGGAGAAAGATTTCGGCAATGACTACACGCAACACAGAAACAGACATAACCGTAAACGCCGCGCTAGTTGAATTGCGGGAGATGTTTCCGGGTAAAGCGATCATGGTTCGACGCGAAGATAGTTTCTATCCGTCCGATTGTCGAGACTCGGCAGAGACGAATTCAATGGTAGCGATCAAGATTGGCTATCTGAGGTCAGAACCAAAGTTTCGGAGCTTCAGATCGCTCGCTGACTGCATGGCCCAAGTCCGCAAGTGGAAGGAATCGCAATGACTAAAGACGAAATAAAAGATCTAAAAGACGTACTACGTGACGCCGCGTGGTCCATTGTTCGAGACTCCGCACTCTACAGGGATCAACTTCTCAGCAATGATGAATGCGACGGCAAAGCAGACTTCTTAGCAGACTACTTACACTCAACCGCCATTGTCTGGATCGTTGATCAGGAGTGCGCAGAGATAGCACGCAAAGAGGAAAGCGAGCGTGAGGCTCAGATGGAGGATGCAGCGTAATGGGAGTTCCTGATTTCAGGGCAATGCGCGAACAGTGCGAGCAGATTCGAGAAGAGAAGGCGCGAGTGTTCCCGCCGGGCATCATGGTCATCGTTGGGAGTGATCGCTTTCACGGCATCGGCTATGTGGTCAAAGACGAGTCATGTCCGATCGAGAAGTTGGCGGTGCGTGTCGAGAGTTTTAATGTGTGGTGGTATCCGACTGAGGACTGCCAGCCATACCACGGCAGAATGCCGAGTTGGATACGCTCACTTTTCCGCAGCTACAAAATGAAACGAATCGGCTGATTCTCTTGATCCCATAGAGAAGAAAGGGGAAGTAGATGGGATGGTGTAGCGCAACAGTAATCTTTGATCAAATCGCCAAGATCGTACTGAGCGATCAGCCGATTGATAAAAAGGCGGTACTGAAGACCGTCATTAAAGCCCTTGAGGACGGAGATTGGGATTGCCAGCAGGATAGTGATTATTGGGACGATCCTATTGTTCAAAGTGTCATGCGCGAACTTCATCCGCGCTGGTTTGAGGATCAATAAACGATGGCAATTCTTAAATGGGCATCCTTTCACGAGATCTCAGTAGCGCTCACAGATGAAGAAATGAGCGAAGTAGAAATCGGTCTATCGGGATTCGAATCAAAGTACATGGTCTATTTTTCTACATTTTGAAGTAGCGATTAAAGATCTAAGAGCTGCGGCAGACTGGCTTGAAGGGGAGAAAGAAGCGTAGGTGCTGGAGATCGTTCCAATGACCATCAAGGACGCGAAGCGGTATTTGAAAAAGCATCACCGCACGCATACGCCATGTCAGGGCGGACTGTTTGCGCTTGGCGTTGCTGATGATGGCCGCGTGTGCGGCGTCGCGGTAGTTGGCCGGCCGATCTCGCGCATTCGCCAAGTAAATGAGCCGTTCACCGTCGAGTTGACTAGATGCGCAACTGATGGAACGCGGAACGCGAATTCAAAACTCTATCGCGCCGCATGGCGCGCAGCTCGGCAGTTAAGGATGGCGCAAGATCTTCACGAAGACATTGCCAGAAGAGAGCGGCGATTCGTTACGCGGCGCGGGCTACAGGTGTTTGGGTATTGTGCCCGGCGGTAAGTGGCATCGTGAGTCTCGCCCGCGCGCAGATGATCACCCGACTGGTGACAAGGTTCTATGGGAACTAACGGCATGAACTACCACAACTCCACTTTCAAAATCCGAGAAGACGCTAAGCCGCTTCGATCTAAAACAGCGATGAAGCGCAGCAGGATCAAGAGATCTCTGCGTCCGACTTTGAAGAAGCGTCGCGAGTCCCCGGCAGAAACGAAGTTTAAGCGAGCGGTCAGAATCCGTGATGATTACAGATGTCAGTTTCCAAGTTGCGACGTCCAGTCAAAACGCATTGATGTTCATCACATCGCAAAGCGCTCGCAGCGCCCTGACCTGAAATTTGAGGTAAGCAACGGCATCTGCCTCTGCCGCAAGCACCATTCATGGACAGATCATAATCACGATAAAGCGGTGAGCATGGGCCTATTATCAACTGATAGTTACGAACTGGCGAAGAAGCAAGGGCGCGAAGCAGCATGAAGAAAGCCGATTACATTCCGTGCTCGCATTGCGATGGCGAAGGATACGTTGAGTTGACTGGCGTTCACGCAGATACGCTGACGCTTCTGCGCAATCAACCGGCGCCATTGAACGGCGTCGAACTGGCAAAGCTCGCTAACTGTAATCCAACATCCGGTCTGGCATAAGGTCACGGCGCAACCGGCGAAAGATCAAGATCCTGAACGCGCTGGTATCGAAGGAGATTAACCATGACTCTCGCCCCTGCACAACTACCAGTTGGCACGAAGATTCGATTTACGCAAACGATTGAGTGTGACGCGAACGAGGATCATCCTGCGTTTACTTATGCCGTGAAGGGCGGCCTCGGTGAGATTACCGGACACGGTTGTCGTGAAGGTTACTGGGTGACGTGGGAACATTGGCCCACGCCGTTTGGTGCCAGCCGAGAGGAGTTTGAGCCAGTATGCGTGTACCATCTCGAAGCCAACGAACGCAACATGATCAGATACGTCCGCGCTGACCTTCCCCGCGCTACTTCCTGTTACTTTTTCACACACTCTGCTATTGTCCCTGTTGGTCCCCCGGCTTGGGAAGTGCGGCCTCTCAAGTCCGAATTCTTTTTAACAATAAAGCCTTGATCACGCGAGAGGCGGCGCCTTTTGTGTTAACGACTGCTTGAACCCGACTGTCTGCATCGACTGCGGTGAATCCCACTCACGGACCATTCGCGGGCGGCCCTCAATTATGTGTGGGCCATGCGCTCGCCGATTTGCCCGCAAGCAGCAACAACTTCGTGTTATCAGGTTGGCTCGTGGTCTATGCGTGAGATGTGGCGCAAGACGCGATCGAACTCAACTGTGTAAGCGCTGCCGCAAGGGCTACAACGAGCGTCGACGTAGTTGGCGAGCAAAACAAAAAGGTTCCATACAAACGAATTTATTACCGCGCAGACCGGAGTTAGTGTATTACTCCAGTCAATCGGGGCGGGGACTCACCCCTGCCAGGTATTTTGAAACCACGAGAAAAGGTTGAAACAGACCATAGCACAGCCCTTCCTTGATGAACTTTCCCGCCACAAAAACTTCACTTCTCTCTTTTCGCCGTTGAGTAGTTGACGGAGAATTGTCGTTCGCAGTGCGTCTTTAGCCCCGACTCCAGTGTTGAAAACTTCGCTTTACTCCGTTCTGGAAAACCTTCGATGAAACCTCAAACGCCGATTATTCCCGGTCACGAACTACCCGTTACGAACTTCGCTGAGAGTCAAGACGAATACCAGACCTTGCCAGCCTTTCGGCAGGACGACGGAACGGTATTAACGCGGTGGCGGCTCACATGGAAGGAGCGGCTGACGATCCTTTTACGCGGCGATCTTTATCTGTTCACTCTCACTTTCAATCATCCGTTGCAGCCGATAAGTCTGCAGGTTGAGCGGCCCAAAGTCGCTTAAACCTCAAAACCTCATAGACCATGAAACCTCTTGTAAACGTAGATGAATTGCGAAGGCTGATGCCGCGCTTATCGCTGATGAAAGCGGTTGAATACGCACCGATGTTGTCTGCGTCGATGATCGAATTCAGCATCGTCAGCAAGAAGCGCCGCTGTGCTTACCTCTCACAGTTAGCGGTTGAATCCGAGCAACTCAACCACTGGACAGAGAACCTGAATTACTCCGCTCACCGCCTCACCCAAGTCTGGCCGCATCGGTTTCCGTCAGTCGCCGCCGCCGCGCCGTACGCGATGAATGCCGAAGCCCTCGCTAATAAGGTGTACGGCGGGCGCATGGGTAATACGAAACAAGGCGACGGATGGAAGTATCGTGGGCGCTTCCCGATCCAGGCCACCGGCGGCGAGATGTACCGGAAGCTGGCCCGCGCGTTGAGGGTGCCCGGGCTGATTACGAATCCAGATTCATGTTTGGCGGATAAGCTGATCGGATTTCGAGCTTCAGCATGGATATTCGCGGTGGAAAAGGGCTGCAACCAACTGGCAGACAAACTCCGGATGGATGGCAGCGCACATGATCGTTCAATCCTCACGGAAATCTGCGAGCGCATCAACGGCGGCCACACGGGATTATCAGAACGCCTCAACTACTTCCGCATCGCAAAACAAGTGCTGCACAATGACGATGATTCAAACTCACCAATCGCCCCACCTACAGCACGACCCGCCGAATCAGTACATGAACAAGAAGAATCAGAATCAGCGGCAAATAGCCAAGCAGACCCGGCAATAGTCTCAGCAGAACCCGGTCAAGATCTGCTTGGCGCCGCTGTGCATTCAGATAAAGCGAAGAAGGTTGGTTTGAGTCTCGGCGCGCGCGTTATGAAGCATTCGAGTGCCGGCGCCACATGGCTGTGGGCGTTGTACGAGGCCAACAAGACCGGATTCATTGTTGTGGTCCTGGTCCTGATTGCTGGTGTTTTGTGGCTGGCCTATCACAACCGCAAGAAGCTCGCGCCGCATGTTTTGAAGCTGTTGAAATAGGTTGAGGAAGAGGATTATTGATGGATAGAGACGTGTTTGTTGGATTAACTTCAGTCGGCGCTTTGTGGCTCTTTCTTGTGCTGGTGGTTTTAACTCATTGATCGAAAGAAGAGGATTACTGATGGACGGTTTTGAAGAGGCTATTAAGGCCGCAATAAGAGTCACGTTCGCAGTCGGTTTCGTGTCCGCATTGATCCTTGTTGCCTGCGGATTCATTCTCGCTCGGTTGCTGTTCTGAAAGTAAAAACAGGCCCACCGGCGCGTAGTGCTTTCCGGTAGACCTGCGTGACTGAAAACTTAACCGTCAGCAAGCGCCGAGACGGTTGTTAGGCAGCACTAGCACCAGCAGCGGTTGTGCTGGCGGTTTTCTCCCAATGATCGAAATGACCTTCGTCATTGAAATAGAGCGTGATGGGCGAGTGTCCATCCCAACCAGTGACCTTCTCACCGATGAACGAATCAAGCGGCATGTCTTCGTATCTCACTGTTGCCGTTGATTGCGGAATGTCCTTTAGATTGCTGATCACCGATATCTGGGTGAGCTTGTCAGTGTCCTCATTGAACCTTCGCAGCAAACGATAGCCCTGCGTGATCTGGTCCACGGTGACGTTGACGGGAAGTAAATCAGGATTCATCGCAATACCTCATCTTTCAAAATGTGGCCCGTAGTGGGCAAATGTGGGGTGTAACTTTTCCACACACTATAGACCAAGCCGGAATTCCCGCCAATAGAAAACTTATGATCGACACTTCCCGCCAGCTTGCGCCCGCACCGAAGCGCCTCGAAAGGCGATTCAACAAAGATCAGCACGCCAACGACATTAAGAAGCTTCACGAACGAGGCGCCGAGTTGTTGCCCGCCGATTACCTCGTTTGCCATCAGAGCGAATCGGATCGCGCTCACAAGATCCGGGCGCTCGCGAAGCAGAAGATCGCGATTCGCAACGCCAAAAGACTCACACGCTCACGGAGTTAACGCATGTCCTTACAAGTCATCCCGATCAACGATGCTGATATTCAGTGGGGTTTCACCGACACGATGCCCTCGTTTCACACGAAGCACGGCACGTATGGAAGCCGTGAACGGGTTGATCCGTTCCCCTGCTACGCTCACGATCTCGCGCTTGTCGAATGCGAACTGAAGCGCACGGCTGGCCTGTTTCCGTTGACGTTTCCGGTTTACCTCTACGTGTCGGCTTTTGAGTGCGAGGGTCGCACCAATGCTCACGCGAGTACAGGCCCCGACTACGACGCCAAGATGGTCGATGGTGAATATCCGATAGGCAACGGCGCCATCGTGTTCTCAGGTAAGCGAATTCCGATCATGCCTTCGATGACTCGCTATCTCGTTTCCCACGAATACGGCCACCTGGTTGAAACCGCGCTCACGAAAGCAAAGCGACTGGACATCAACGAATACGCAAAAATGCGCGGCTGTGAACCTCGCAACACGGAGTTCTACGGCGGTCGGACGTGGCACAAAGCCTTTGGTGAAATCTTCGCCAACGACTTCCGGATCATCGTTTGTGATCGCGAGCCGGAATTCTGGCCGCATCCTGCTGTTCACCCCCTTAAAGCTCGCAGGGTGATCAACTGGTGGCGCAAACAGCAGGCGAAACCGCTCACGAAACTATCACTATAGTATCTATAGATACCCTATCTATAGAGCACCTAACCTCATTGAGTTGTCCCGCCCTACAGTTGGAATCCTCACGACCAAAACGTAATCGTTTCTCTCAGAAGCACAGAAGCGAAGGTCAACGTCTGGCCGATGCGCTGCGCAGATACCGGAGACACTACCCATCATTCAGCGAACAGCTCGACGAGTTGATAAGTCGGGTGACCGGTTTCGCCCAGAGAACGCGCCAGTCAGATCGGGAGAACGTTTTAACTGTTCTCAACGAATGGGGTGCGCTGACGATGCGGGAGTTAATCGAAGAAACCAATCTGAGCAGTTGGGATCTCCGGCAGGTGCTCGGTGAACTTATAACGTCCGGCAAAGTGGTTGAAACCAGACCGCCAGTTCCAAGGACGCCGCCGAATGCCTGGCCTTCGGTGTATCGGCTGAAGGGATAAGTCACAAGCTGGCAGATTTGCTTCCGAAGAATCTCAAAGGGGCGAGATGGCTATGAAACGAGTACTCGAGCTTGCTGAAAAACACCCAACGGCGGTTGCGGTCGTGCTGGGCGCGATCCTCATTGGCGCACTGCTTTGGATCTTCGTGCCGATGATCGGAACTTCAATAAACGAGTCTCGCATCAACGCGCTCGAAACCGAGAAACAGCAAGCCTTGAAAGAGCGCGACGAAGCCCGGGCCCGGGATCTCATCCTGCAAGGGAGGATCGAAGCCAAAGACGAACAGATCAATTCCTTGACCTCACAGATAGCCGAATCAAACGAGAGAGTTATCAATGCTCACAATGAAACACAAGGCGCACGGTCCACGGTTAACAAAGTTCGCGCTGATAAGCCTCACTTCGATAGTGCTGATGATGCTGGCCGCATCCGTGAGCTACAGTCAGGTCTGCACGGACTGTATCCCGATTCCCCGTAGCACCTTCGAGCTTTCGAAAAAAGCGGTCGACGAGGTTAAGGCCTCACGAGTTCTGATCGACAAGCAAGCTACGGAGATTGATCTGCTGCGCGAAAACGTTGCACTCAAAGATCAGGTCATCAAGCTACTGACTGAGAATGGTCAACTGAAAGACGAACGCGGCGCCGAAAAGGACAAACAGATCGCCGCCGAGAAATCTGCGCGGGAAGCCACGGAGAAACAACTGACAATCGAAACCAAAGAGAAAGAGAAGGCTCAACGCTCTGCAAAGTTCTGGCGAAAGATTGGAACGGCAGCAGGCGCGGCACTCGCGGCAGTCTTTCTGCCGAAGCTCTTGTAACCCCTCACAGCCATGAATCCCTCACAGGTAACTACTCACATGTTCAACCCCTTCGATGGCGTCACTTTCGCCACAGGCACAGTTCTCATGTCGGCGCTCGGCATCATCAACGGGAATTCCCCGGTCCTCGCAACCGCAGTTGGCGCAACTGTAACTGGCCTTTTTGTGTTACTCGCAAAGGTGCTTGAACTCTGGTGGAAAGACAGGAAGGCCAATGGGCAGCAAAAAAATAGCTAAGCGTCCCCCTTTCGCCGGTCAACCTAAGCACTCGCGCATTCGCGCGCGCTCAAGAACAACCGGTCAATTCGTCTCACTCGAATACGCCCAAAAGCACCGCTACGCCGTAAGAATCGAACGCTGGTAACAGCCTCACGGAGATTTAATGCGAAACGTTTTACTGATCCTCGCCATTGTCATTGGTGGACTATTCTTTTTCGCCTTGCGCCCTACGCAAGCGGACACTTCCAGCCTCGTAGTCTTTCCTTCGGCTGAAGTCGAATTCATCATTGGCCCACAAGTTAAGAGCGGCACCAGTATGATCGCTGGAGCGGCGTGGTTTGATCAGAACGCGATTGATCGCGGTCTTTCTCTGTGCGTAGAGTTTCCCGACGAGGCACACACACCGGGCAATGTCCTGATCTCTGGAACGGTCTCAGTTACCAACGGCAGCAAGACTGTAAAGGGCGTCGGCACTCACTTCCTCACTGAGGTTAAAGACTACGCTATCATTTCGAACGGCCCAAAAGGCCGAATTATCAAGATCAAGGCATCGGTCCAGAGCGATACGGAGCTGACGTTAACCCTGCCCTGGGAGGGCGACACCGTAACGAGCCAGACAATTTCGTCTCCGAGCGGAACGGAAGTCGATGAGTACCAAGGCTACAAGGGTTATTACGACTTCGCTTTTACTCAGTACATCAATGCCTATCGAACGGGAGACAGCAGGTTCCTGCAGTGCGCGCGCAAAGCCGCTGATTCATGGTGGTCGCAACCGATCATCGACTATGGCCGCAACCTGATCTCAAAAACCGGAGACGGACTGGCGCCGCGCTCGATTGCGCTGAATGGCTTGATACTCCGCGCGCTGGATGGCCGGCCGGAAATGTGGCCATGGATCACCGATTACGTTAATTATCAATTTCACAACTGGGATGAAGTACCTAAAAGCTGGTCCGGACTCTATTTCGGTATCCGTGACGGCGGCTTCATGCTCCTTTACGCCGCGGAACTAGGCGCGGTGCATCCTGATCCGGCAGTAAGAGCCGACTTCAAGGCCCGAGCGCTCGACGTCGCTCAGAACTACTACGCCCGACTCCAGCAAACAGACGGTTCCTATCGTTGGAACGTCGATGACTCGGCGCCGGGAACGCTCGACGGTTTCACGGGAATGGAGCAGCCCTTCATGGTTGGCATCCTCAACGAAGGCATGATCGCGGTTCACCGACTCACCAATGATGAAAGAGTGAAGGCCGCAGTTCTCAAATCGGTTGAGCACGAGTATCTGAGAAGCTACAACGCAAACGGCTGGCGCTCTTCCTACTATTTCATTCATGGGCAATTCAACACTGGCTTTTCGTGTGAGAGCGGGTGCGGTAACGCCGCGAATCCGTTCCCGCCCGGCGACACCAGCCAGATCACTGAGGCTCGCCAGTTAAACCCGACCAGCATCCACCAGTTTGGCTACGCCTATGCTGTTACTCTCGACACGAAATACATAATGTGGGGCGATGAGATCTTCGACGCTACCTACTCAGGAAATGACGGATATCGCGGGCTCGCGTACTACCGCGGCAAGGAATATGACGAGTCCTACAGATCGGGCGGCACATATCTGGCGAGACGCGGAAATGTGACGTCGCTGCCGACAGTCTCACCAACGCCAACACCGACACCAACGCCCTCGCCATCTCCGAGCCCTTCAGCAACTCCCACGGGAAGCACCTCTGCTGAGGGCACGAAGGCCGCAACGATTACGGATAACGCTGGCGCTATGTGGACGCTCGGATCAAACCACGAGACTCTTCGCGACAACGTTCACATCGGCAACGGCTACGGGTTGATTTACAAATGGCACGCCTCAACTGTCTACGTGCTGGGAACCAATAATGCCTGGTATCGGTGGACAGGATCTTCATGGGCTGGATACGGAGAAACAGAACCAGGAATTTCGGTTTCTGACCCGACTCCGACGCCGACACCCAACGCCACGCCTACGCCGTCTCCGAGCCCGACGCCGAGCCCAACACCAGTGCCTTCACCCACGCCAACACCAACGCCGCGTTGTGTGAAATGGAATCCCAAAGGCAAATGCTTGAAGTGGACTTAAAACCAGAAGCTCCGGAAGTATCGGAGCTTGACCGCGTACTGATTGCTTTCGGCGCCATCGGCCACGGTCGCCTGTTCTGTACCTGTGGCTATTTGATTTGGTCGTGTCCGTGCACGAAGGATTGCAACTTCATCCCGCGCATGATTGAAACAGACCACATGCTCTGCGAGGAAGCACGAAAGAAACTCGAAGCAGAGAAAGCCAAAAGAGAAGCGGCAGCAAAAGCAAAGTGATTCGACCTCAGCCCTCACACGAACTGCGCACGCCGGGATTCCAAATCGAGCCGTCAACCGAGCTTGGTGACTGGCTGATGAACAGTTTTGTACACGAAGACGGAGAGCTTTCGAACGAAGACCACGCGCACCTTCGAACGGCCAACATTGCGGCAATCTGGACGAACGTAGAATTTGAAGATGGATTGATGCCAGTGGCGGGAATGGCTGAGATCGTCAGAGTCAACGGTAAACCGTGGCCGCGCGCGGAACGAACCGATCATCTTTGCCTGCTACACGGAAACATCCCACAAGCTCGAATCTGGCTCTACGCACCGTATGTAGCGATTCTTGACGACGCTTCATTCTGTGCCCTCGTGGAGCATGAGCTTTATCACCTTGCTCACAAACACGACAAGAACAACGAACCAATGTTCGATGACGAAGGCAGACCGGTCCTGACTACTCGAGCGCATGACGTCTCGGAATTCATACCGGTTGTCGAGCGCTACGGAGTTGGCGCTGTTCATTCAAACGTCAAACGAATGGTGGAAGCAGCGAAGAAGAAACCGTTGCTCATGGGCGAATCGATTCGAGCGGCTTGTGGCACTTGTGCGGCCTCGGCCTGAAAAGTCGATTAATCAAAAGAATTCAAAGAGATGGCGAAACGTGGAGGAAAACGAGCGGGAGCGGGTAGAAAGTCTCGAGTTATCGAGCAGAATCTGAATGCTCTGTTACAGGCCTGTGTACCCGGTTCGAAGCGTGAATCAATCATCCGGAAGTTGGCTGAAGACGCTGAACATCCATCGTTTCGGATCCGGAACGAAGCTCGAAAGGTTTTGCTTGCCTACATGTACGGCAAACCGGTTGAGCGCCATGAAGTCGAGGCCAATGTCGACGTTAACATCCCCTCACCCGAAGAGTTGAAAAAGAAGTTTGCCGAGCGTCGCAAGTCCGTTGAGGCACTGGATGATTGATGCGCGCCCTCACAGATCGAGCGCAACTCCTGACGGAGTATTTGAACCTTCCGAATGCAACCGGAGTCGACGATGCCCGCTGGGAGCGATTTCAGGTTGCGCACCTGAACGATGATTCGACGTTCAGGCTTGAAAACAAGAGTCGACAGATAGCGTGGTCATGGCTTATTGCAGCCGAAGCAATCGCGGAAGCAATTCTTGATGACCAATCTTCGATCTTCGTTTCGATCACGTTAGACGAGGCGAAAGAGAAGATTCGCTACGCAAGACAGGTCTTTGAAAACTTAGAGGGTATTCAACTCCCGAAGATTAAGACGGACAACCAGCTCGAGATCGAATTCGATAACGGGGCACGGTTGATCTCGCACTCTTCGAAGGCGCCGCGCGGCAAGGCGCGGTTCAACGTTTATTTGGATGAATTCGCGCACGTTCAGCGAGATCGACAAATCTACACCGGCACGCTGCCAATCATTTCGAAGGGTGGTCGACTTCGGATCGGTTCGTCACCAATGGGCGCTTCCGGTGTGTTTTGGGAGATCGATACACAGTCGATGCGCGAGTATCCCGGTTACACCCGCAGGCGTACGCCGTGGTGGGAAGTCGAAGCGTTCTGTCTGAATGTAAAAGAAGCTCGGCACATGGCTCCGACAATGCTGACGTCAGAGCGCGTCGGGATGTTTGGCAATGATCGGATCAAAGCGATCTACGCCAATATGCCGCTCGAAGACTTTCAGCAGGAGTACGAGGCTGAATACGTCGACGAAACTACTGCTTGGATCCCGTGGGCAGAAATCAAACAGAACCAAGACGCGGATTTACTTTGTGCTATGGGTCAGATGCGCGGCTCGGAGATGAGTCGAGTCAACGAAGCTATTGAGAAGCTGAAGCGCTGGTTAGCCGAAAAGAAAGTCGAAACGGTTTTCTCTGGTGGAATGGATATCGGTCGGACTCGAAACACTTCCGAGCTTTACCTGGTGGGCGAGACGACAACACAGACCTACCCGCTGCGCTTGGCGCTGACAATGGACAACACGGAATTTGATGATCAGCAGTCAGTGGTCTCGAACGTAATGGCGAATCTGCCTGTCAAGAAGCTGCTGATTGACCAGACCGGCATTGGTCGAAACCTCGCAGAGAACGCTACTAAGAAGTTCGGTCAGAAGGTCGAAGGCGTTGATTTCACGAACGCCACGAAAGCATTCTGGGCGGGGAACACAAAGATGGTGATGCAGCAGCAAAAAGCGCCAATCCCGGTGGATCGAGAGATGGCCTATCAGATTCACTCGATCAAAAAGAATATAACCCCCTCTAAGAACGTGGTGTTTGACACTGATCGAAATGAAAAGCACCACGCCGACAAGTTTTGGGCGCTCGCGCTCGCTCACAGCGCCGCGTTGACTCCAAAGATGACCGTCACCTTTGGACGCTTCAGAATGTAGTTTTATATCTTTTTTGATATACCGCAGACCTCACGAAAGAAACCTCACGAGATGTCAACAGAGAAACACGATACCCCCGACTTCACCAATGCCGCCCACGATTCCATGTGTCCAGGCTGGACGCTTTGGTCCGATGTACTTGGTGGACAGGACACAATCAAAGCAAAGGGTGAAACATATCTCCCGAAGGAACCAGCCGAAGATGACGAAGACTATAAACGTCGACTCGCCCGGTCTATCTTTTTCGAAGATCCGCGTGATTGCACGATCAACCTCTCTGGCATCGTGTTCCGCAAGAAGCCAACGTTAGGTGAAGACGTTCCGGAATTTCTCAGGGAACTCTACGAAAACATCGACAACGCAGGTACTCACGGCGATGTGTTTCTGCAACGTCTGTTCGAGGATGGATTCTTTGGGCATGCGTTCATTGTCGTTGAGCAGCCGCCCCAAGATCCAAACGTGAGGACAGCCGCAGATGAGATTGCGGCCGGCAACCGTTCTTACTGGTGTCTGCGCCAGGCTAAAGACGCGGTGAACTTTCGCCCGCTCATCATGAGAGGCAAAACCCAGATCGGGCAGATCAGCTTCAAGGAATGCACTAAGGAGGCTGACGGACGATTTGGTGAGAAAGAAGTGGTCCGGTATCGAGTGTACTTGCTCGATGAACTTGGAAATGCACAGTGGGAAGTGTGGCGTGAAATCGAGAAGACGGACGCGCAGGGCAAAAAGGAAGTCGTGCTCGAGGACAGCGGCCCAATTCTAACGAAGCGCGGTCGACCGATGAAGCGACTGCCGATCGCGGTGCATTACGGTGAGCGTGAAGGATTCCTGGAATCCCGGCCGCCGTTAAAAGGCATTGCCGATATCAGCGTTTCGATCTACCAAAAGTATTCAGACCTATCGAACATTGAGCACTTTACCTGCGTCCCGGTGCTGGTGATCATCGGTGACGACGATCAAAAGAAAACGCTCGTGATGGGCGGCAACCGCGCCATCTTCCTGCCCTTAGGTGCTGACGCAAAGTTTCTCCAAGTCGACGGGAAATCAATCGAGCACTTGGAAAGAGACCTCGACAACCTCAACAAACGACTCGTAGCAAAAGGTCTCGACTTCGTTAATGATGATCACTACGTCCCACCAACAGCTACCGAAGTAATTCTTTCCTACACCGAACGCACGTCAAAGCTGGCGAAGATGGTCCGGAGTTTAATCGATTGCGCCGAAGAAGCTTTGGACATTACCGCCGAAATGGAAGGCTTGGACGAAGGCGGATCGATTACGGTTGGCGTTGACGAAACGAGTTTGACGCTTTCGCCCGAGCAAATGCGCATCTTGTCGGATATGAACGAAAAGGGCCAGCTCAGCTTACAAACATTATGGTCGATTCTGGACCGCGCCGATCAATTACCTGACGACTTTGATCCGGTGAAAGAAGAGGCGCTGGTGATCGCAGCAGCGGAGCGGCAAATGGAATTGAACGCGAAACAGTTTGACGCTGGAGTGGAGTCAACACCGTGATCGCCTTACTAATTTTCTTCGCTGTAATTGCAACCGGCGCAGTTACAATTAACCTTGGTCTGTTGGCCCTTGTGGTCTATCTCTGCCGGTCACGAAGGAAGGCTCTAAGCGCGGTTCAGACACTTAGCAACGCGTATCAATCGCTACTCGTTGATCGGGCGTGTTGGATCGCAAGGGAAGAGGCAGCGAGACCGTTTTATGTGAACAAGGGCAGCGCGATTCATTGAAATGACGATCTACGTGCTCACATTCAAAGCAACCGCAAGCCATGACGCAGAACGTCGCGCCGGGCTGAATCGATTTTTGAAAGCAGCATTGAGATCGTATGGGCTAAGATTAGTGGGAATGGAGAAGAGAGATGAACCCGCTCAAGCCACACTTGCCACACTTCGAGATCAACGTTCACCGAGTGCGACTCGTGAGAGACGACTCGGCGCCAATAATGCCACATCTTTCAGTGATACTAACTGACGGTGAGAATAACTATGCGTGCGTGAACGTTCCCCTTTCTGAGTTCAAGAGGGCCAGCCAAGAAGAAGTATTGGCCTACATATTTCAATGTGCCGAGTCTCGTCTACGCGAGCAGCGCGGCGAGCAGTTAAAGCGCAAAATAAACGAACGTTTCAGCTCTGCCGCCGGCCGATCAATCTTCCGCAGCCTCTTTTAGATGTCTTCAATCCTCTCAGTAGCTCGTGACTTTCGCGCCGAAGTCTTACGCGGCGACAGAGACATGCTGCGTCAACTCTCACAAGCGTATTCACGGATTGATAAATCACTGACTCGTCAGCTTCGTGAGTTACAACGCGAGATCGAACAGGCGCAAAAAGAAGGCAAGACGGTTAACCGTGATTGGCTCAGGCGATCATTCCGGTATCAATCTCTCATTCGACAGGTAAAGGCCGAAGTCTCGGGATACTCTGCCGGCGTTTCACAATTCATCGAAGCGAAGCAGCAGCAAGCATTTGACCTGGGCCAGCTTCACGCAACCTCGCTAATAACTGCGGCGATGCCTGAGATCACCTTTGCTCGCTTACCTACAGAAGCGATTAATGAACTTGTGGGAGTGATGCAGGATGGTACACCGCTTTCTAAGGTGCTCGACAGGCTGGGCGGTGAAGCAGCACGAGACATTCGCGAGGCTCTGATCACTGGATTAGGTTCGGGCCACGGCGCCGCGAAAATAGGTCGATCAATTCGGCAGATAATAGATATACCTCGTTGGAACGCGCTTCGTTTGGCACGCACAGAAGTAATGCGAGCGTATCGCCAAAGCAGTCTGGAAACGTATGCCGCGAACGATGATGTTTTGGATGGATGGTACTGGCTGAGCGCGAAATCGACACGCACATGCGCGGCCTGCTGGGATCTGCACGGCACATTCTTCCCGCTTTCGAAGACCTTTTTCCCTGCCCATGTCGCATGCCGGTGCACGTCCGTCCCCGCTGTCAAAGGATCGCATCCAGACATTCAAACTGGCTCAGTAGCGTTTGCGAATCTACCCGCTGACGAACAGCAAACAATACTCGGTCCATCGCGTTATGAGATGTACGTGAGCGGAACTTCACTTGATGATTTCGTTATTCTAACGAGAGATAAAGACTGGGGTGGAGCGTATCAGGTGAGACCATTGTATCGGATGAAGGAGCGGAAGAAAGCGGCTTAGACCATTGCGCTTTCGTGGCTCACCGGTAGTCCGTGCCATAATCTAGCGCCACTAATCGACCCTCATAATAGCCAAAGTTAAAGTAATAGTTATCAAACGGCATTCCCTGCCTGTTCCAAAACTGCCATTCGACCGGACACATGGCCATCGACGCCAGATCGCGGTAAGGTTCCAAGGGCGTCGCCGGTTCGCAGCGCGGCATGATCACGAGCAATCCGAACCGATCCGCAAACAGGACAGGGCATAGCCTAGAATGGCCCAGACATCCGAACCGCCGCTCCATTCGATTACAGTGGAAGCCGAGACGGAACAAAATCCAAGACCACGGAAAGAAACGAGGCACTTTGAAAGCATAACGCCGCGTCAGCAGTACGTTCCGTGTTGCCCCTCGTGTAAATCTCCAAGCCATCCCGATCAGACCTCTTTGGAAGATGAAGAGTCACAGACGGGCTGCGTAATTGCAGAGTCTATGCGGTTGATGCAGCATTCAGCGATGCGTCCGCAACGCGGGCACGTGCCAACGTGAAATACATCGCAAACCTTATCAAGCGGGACCATTGCGCCGCAGTCGGCACACTGGAAAGAGTCATCTCCGCAGTAGGGACATTTCATAGTTTTCAGATCACCCGGGAAGGCTTCAGTAGGCACTATAAGTTCACCGTTACGATCTGCGAGCGGGATAACCATTGGCCCAGCATGGCTCTCTATGAATAACTGAGCGGCCTTAATGCCCGCCGCAAAGCCTTCGTTGTATCCGTCGCGGCGTCCGCGCTGATATTCAACGACTTCAATTGTTGGGCGTTGGTGTTCGGTCATTGTTTAAGATGAAGCAGAGGAAAACGAATCGGGCAGAGCATCGGCGCGTTCAAGGAGTTGCTTCCACACTTCTGCCTGACTTTGCGCGGTGGCATGATCGTCCACAAAGACGAAGCGGTGCTTGACGTACGGCAACGGCCCGCTCATCTGTGGCAGCGTCTTGACCGCATTAACAGGCTCTCCGGCCAACTTACCCAACGCTGGGATCGCTGCTATTCCTGCGAGTGCTTTAGTAATGAATGATCGTCTGTTCATTTCTTGCCCATGTGGTGGAGTTTAACCATGATGCCGACAAGCATTATCATGATGGCGAAGAAAAACGCTGCCATTGCTGCTTTGTCCTGAGACGTCACTCTCCAATAACCTCCGGCCAATCCATTGCTTCTACTTCCGCACTGATGCGGATGTCGTTCGCCATCTCGTATTGATCCGTCACGGTTACGCCGTGGGACCGCAAGCGTTCGCCTGTGGCGCGGCAGATAACTATCCGACCGTCATGGCGAGCGATAATCGCAAGGCCATGCTCTGCACACCAATCATTGATTTGTGAATGCTCCCAGCCCGCGAACGCGTTCGACAGATCGGCTGAGCATCGATCAGTTTCTCCGTGCAGTATGACGTCGCTCAGAATTTCAGCGCGATAGGCGGCGGGAAAATCCCACTTGCATTCTGGCGCTACGTATTCGTCAGGCATCTGTAACCTATCCCGTTAGAATTAAGTATCATCCCAACAACGGCAAGTTGGATCTTTCGAGCCACAATAGCGGCAATACTCCGCAAACAAGTCTGCGCGCTGGTCATCGGATAGACGCTCTAATGATGATCGGGCTGTTTGGAGGGCATCCACACAGTTGCAGGTCATTTCGCTGTCGCATCGCGCGCATCTCATCGCCTCGCATTCTACCTGAATCCAATAAATCACAAGCTGGAAATTTCAATAGCTAAGAATTCAGTCTGACCGCGCAAGCCTCACCGTTGCGCCCTCATAGATTCCGATCCGATGCAAGGCAAAGGAGCATTGAATGCCAGAGTTTGTAGTTGATTCGCTCGATACGGTCGACGAGTCCATCCGAGGCGCTTACGTTGAAAAAGACGGCAAGTTCACCCTCGACGTTGATAAGTACGCGGAAGTCTCACCCAAGACTCAGGGTCTTAAAAAGAAAAATGCTGAGCTTCTAACGAAGAACAAAGCGGCCAGCGATGGCCTGAAAAAGTTTGAAAAGTTCGCGGAGTTTGACGAGTCCGACCTCGAAGAGTTGTTGGAGTTGCGCGCGAACAAAGACAAGCCGGGCAAAGATAATCCTGCTGACGATGAGCGACTTGCGCAGCTCGAGAAGCAGCACAAGAAAGCTCTCGACAAACTGACCGGCGAAAAGACGTCGACCGAAACGCGAGCCTCAGAGCTCGAAAAGGAACTGAAGCATTACAAATTGACAGTTCCGGTCCGCGACGCAGCGGCTAAAGCCGGAGTCATCGCAGAAGACCTTGACCTGGTCATCCTCGACACGCAGAAACGATTTGCGTTGAACGATGAAAGCAAGATCGTGGTGCTCGATGAAGACGGCGATCCAACGGATATCACGCTGGCAAAGTTTTTTGAGCTCTACAAAGAGCAGCGACCAAAGTTTTACGCAGCCTCAGGCGCGGGCGGCAGCGGCGCTCCGGCTAACACCAGCAGCGGCACTGCTGGCAAGTCCATGAAGATGGCGGACTTTCATAATCTCGGTCGTGAACAGCAAAAGGCGTTTATGACTGAGGTCAGCGCCGGTAAAGCCAAGCTCATCGATTAAAGAACGCTTAGGGCGTTCGCACGAAATTCTCACTCTCACCTGATTAGGTCTGGTGATGAGACGGCTCATCAACCCTTAACAATCAGGAGACATTTTCTCACATGGGTAATACCCTCACCGATCTATATCCGACAATTTACGAGTCCTTGGATGAAGTCTCGCGCGAGCGAGTCGGACTCATTTCAGCGGTCAGCCGCAATTCAAGTGCGGAGCGTGCCGCACTCAATGAGTCAATCAAGGTTCCCATCGTTCCTGCGACCACTGCCGAAGCGGCCAACACTCCAGCAGTTACAGCGCCGGACACTGGCGATCAGACAATCGGCAACGTTGAGATTCTGATCTCGAAGTCCTACCACATCCCGGTGCGCTGGAATGGTGAAGAGACTAAGGGACTGAAAAACGCTGGCACCTTTGGAACGATCAACAAAGACCGTTTCAAACAAGCCTTTCGGCGTCTTGGTAACCTGATCGAAACCGACCTCGCCTCAGTTTACAAATACGCTTCACGCGGTTTTGGAATTCCAGGCACGACTCCCTTTGGCACTGCCGCAGTCCTAACCGGCTTCGCTGGTCCTTTGAGAATCCTCGAGGATAACGGCGCGCCTTCCACGGAACTGAAACTCGTTCTTTCCAATGCCGCAATGTACAACTTGCGCGGCGTTCACTCGGAACTATTCAAAGTGAATGAAGCAGGCACCGAAGAGCTTCTTCGCGACGGCAAGCTGGCCCGTTTGATGGGTTTCGATCTTCACCAGTCCGGCTTCGTTGCGAATCACACCAAAGGCACGACCACTGATGCTACGTTGACCTCGACGGACTACGCGGTTGGGTCAACCTCATTGACTCTTGCGAGCGCTGGCACCGGAACGATTGTCGAAGGTGACATGGTGAACATTGCGGGTGAGAACAACGGGATTTATTACGGTGTTCGCACTGGTGACGCAGATGTTTCAAACGCTGGGACTGTTGTACTCAACGCGCCTGGCCTAACCATCGCGCAAACCACCAACACATCGGTTATTGCGCCAGCAGCCAGCTATTCAGCCAACCTCGCGTTCCACAAAAACGCTGTTCAGCTTGTTACGCGCGCTCCGGCCATGCCTGAAGGTGGCGACGCAGCGGTGGAAGTCCAAATGGTCACCGATCCTGTGACTGGCATCACTTACGAAATCGCACTCTACAAGCAGTTTCGTCAGAACGTGATTCACGTCTCCCTGGCGTGGGGCTGGAAAGCAATCAAGCAAGAGCACATCGCTGTTCTCTTTGGTTAATGAATCGGGTGGTGCTTCGGTGGGGAACCGAAGCCGTAAGGTGGGCATACAACTCCCGCGCCGCCCTTTTCCCTACTAATCGCGAGAGGACTCCCATGAATTCAATTATCAAAATGTTTGGACCGGCTTTGAGTGGTCCAGCGCGCCTCGTTAATCGCGACGTCCCGGCTTGTGACGAGCTCGCCTACAAAGCAGCGGGCTACAAACGCGGTTCGATTCCTGAAGTGGCGGATCTCGTCGACACTCCCGCGGTATCTGAGGCCGCGGCTAACCCGGAGCAAAAACCAAAACTTCGGAAAAAGAAAACCGAGGCCGTTTAATGCAGTTTGTAAACACAGAAGTGCCATCGTTCTCAGGTGGTGTTCGATCTGATGGCTCTCCCGCAATCGTTGAGACGATGGAACTCAAGGATCACGACGGGAACGTGCTGTTTACGTTTCGCAAAAATGCCGAGGGCGGGTTTTCGCTAGAGCCAACGGGCACGATCAGCGGCTCGCTTGAGATTGCCGACAGTTATTCGGAGGAGGGTCACAGCCATCAAAGTGTGGCTGCCGATCTCGAGATTTCCGCAACAGTCGGCAGCGACGTTGGCACCGATCCGAAATTCATCGCGCCAATCATGGGGAACCTGGTTGGCGAAAAACCGACAAACGACTCTAACTATCTCGCGGGAGTAATCGGCGCCAACTCACTCGATTGTGGTGACAGCGACTATCCCACAGCGGCAGTCATGGGCGTTCTGTTCGATGGCGCTCAAGTCGACTCAATCGTACTTGCCGATCTCGATGGCGACGACGGTGGCGCGGCAACAAACGCGCGCGCGGCTTTCGGCGTCAAGGTCAATAACAACAATCCTTCGTCTGGCTGTGAGTTTGGTCTAAGCCTGAAGGACGCAGGTAACGCCAACTACACCGGCGGCGGCAATGCCTTCGTGCCGAGCAAGGCCGACGTAGAGTTCAGCAACGGGCTCTATATCGTCGCGCTCGACACGGCAATCACCGCGAACTCAACCACAACTGACGCTCCGGCCGGATCGCCCGGCATCACCTCTCATGCCACGGGCCGCGGAAAACTATTCATGTCTGACGGTAGTAAGTGGCAGTTCGCAGTCGTCGCGTAATCAATGGCCCTCACCGCCACCATCGGAGGATCCACCTCAAACTCTTACGTCACGCTTACCGAAGCGAATGACTATTTTGCTGATCGACTGAATACAACTCAGTGGGATGCCGCAACCAGCGAAACGAAAGAGAAGGCGCTGATCACGGCGACTCGCCGAATCGATGAAGAGCAGTTCTTTGGGTACAAGGTTTCGACGACTCAGGCGCTCAAATGGCCGCGCTACAACGTCCGTGATGAAGACGGCTTCTTTTTCTTACCTTCCGATTCGATTCCCGAACGAGTGAAGCAGGCGGTTTTCGTAACCGCACGAGAACTTTTAAGAGCTGATTTCCTGGATGAAAACTATCTTGACAACCTCCAGTCGATCTCAGCGGGAAACACGAAGATTGTGCAGTTCAGCCCCCGATCAGCAGGAAGATTGCCTGCCGACGCAATGCGTCTGCTACAGCGCTTTATGACCTCTGGCAATGGTGCTCGATTGGTGCGCGCATGACCACGCCGATCGGCATAGCTTTGAGCCAACTCGCAGGTTTTGGCGACGTGATCTTTGAGAATGTCTATCCGGATGTTGGCAGAGTCGAAAGGCCGGAATTCAACCCCGCGCCTGAATACTTTCCCATTGCTGATTCGATTGGTTGCTCCTGGGCACCAGCGAGCAAAACAGGGATGGAGTACATGCGGGCCGGACAGATCAATGCAGTCGTGGCTTACGAAATAACGATGTCAGGCTCAGTCGATATCAAGCCGCAAGACCGATTCATCGTCGAAGCTCGAGGGGAAGAGCCCGAACACACATTTGAAGTAAAGGCGATCTTGAGAAACGCAGGCTTGCCAATGACAGTTCTTTGCACACTGGAAGGATAGATGTCAGTTCAATCGAAAAATAATCTTCCGCGCATTCAGGTCAACGTTCAAAAGGCGTTGTCCCAATTGATCCGCAGGACTGCTTTTGCAATTGAGGCGCGGGCGAAACAGTTAGCGCCTGTTGATACCGGACTCCTGCGCAATTCAATACAGACAGAGATGAAGGGGCCATTGAAAGCGACCGTCGGCACCAATGTTGAATACGCGGAGTATCAGGAATTTGGGACGCGACACCAAAAAGGAACGCCGTTCTTAACTCCCGCCTTTGATGAGGAAGTCTCGAAATTTACGAAGCAGGTGATTGATTTGAAGATTGGCAATTGAAAGGTCTTTGAGATAGATGGGCCACGAAGCAGCAGCCGCAAAACTCGCAGTCGAAGCAGTGTTGCCGGGCACCTTCTTTGAGTCGGCGCCACAAAACGCCGGAGTGCCGTTCAAGGTCTGCCGACAGCGCAGTCCGGGCACGGACTCACAGGTTATTGGCGGCGTCCGCGCCATGACCTCTCCGCTTGTCGATGTTGGTATCTGGGTCGAATGGAATCCTTACTCAGATGTAGCGCAAGCCGGCGCAAAGGAAATTGACGACGCTATGGAGTCGCTCAGCAGTTACCAGGTGACCGACGCGAACGGAGATGTTTGGGAAGTCAGTTCACGAAGCGAAGGCGGCGCTTGGATCAGAGAAGAAGTGGATCTTAAAGCCGGTGGCAAGAAGTTCTATTGGGTAGGCAGAAGCTATCGCCTCTCAATTTCAGCAGCGTAAAGAAGGAGATAGAAATTGGCTTACACACATACATGGGGACTCACATTCAGGTCTGGCGGGCAAAGCGTCTCGTCTACCACTGAGACCGTAACCGCATCGGGCGAGGCAAACATTTCTGAAACGATCCCACTGGACTCTGAGGATTTCGTGATCAATATGGCGATCGATATTTCGGTGCTCAAGTCGATCTTCATGCTGGCGTCGAAAGATATGACGCTTTACACCAACGATGATCACGACGGCACTCCGGCCCACACAATCGAATTGAAAGCCGGCCAAGCGCTCAGGTGGACCGTTAACAGTGCCGAGGCGAGCCCCTTCGCTGCCGATCCGGCGGACGTGACTGATGTTCGTGTCACCAATGTTGGCGCGGCCGGTACGCTGCAAATCTGGACGCTGCAAGACGCTACTCCGTAATGAGACACGTTTGCCCGAAATGCGCTTTGTCCTATCGGCACGCACCCGGTCTTAACGAACACAAAAGGGTCGGCTGTCGCGTTGACTCCGCTAAGGGTGAGTCGCTCATAGCTGAAGACGTGGAAGAAGAACTCGAGCAACCATTCGGGACTCCGTCACCGGTCGAGACCGATGCGGCCTCACTAGAATTTTCAGGCTACGCGAACTCACCCGAACCTGAACCGCAAGAATAACTAACCGCCCGCCTCACGGGCACTCACAAAAGGAATCCTCACTATGAGTCGCGCAGATGTAAATATTGTTAGTCAACTCGGAGTAGAAACCACTCCCGGTACTCAGGTTGCTGGAGACTTGCGGCTTCCCTCAGTCGATATTGAGATCTCTCCCGAGCACCAAAAGCAGTTCTACCGCGGCGCCGGATACAAGTTCAACACGATCGGCGTGATGAATAAAAGCTGGTCCGTAGGTTCCTTCAAAGGCCCGCTGAACTTCACTGAACTAGCAGTCATCCTGTCGAGCTATTCCAACTATGCCGCGCCTTCGAACGTCGGCACCGGTGGCAAAGGCTGGACGTTTAGTCCGGGCATTGGTGGCACGGCTGACATATTCAAAACCTTTACGATTGAACGCGGTGACTCTACCTCGGCAGCCGTGGCAACGAACGCCTTCTTTAATTCACTTGATATTGAGATTACTCGCGAGAGCGGAAACATTTCAGGTGAAGTGATCGCAAAGGCTTTCGAAGTTGGGCAATCGCTGACTGCTTCGCCAACTACGCTGGCTAACACTCCGGTCGCGATGGGTGACATGTCGCTGTTTCTTGATGCGGCCTCCGCTGACTTGGGCGAAACGCAGTTGGCGAAGGTGTACCGAGTCTCGATCAAGCTGCCGAAGAAGTACGAGCTTGAATGGTGTCTTGATGCCACAGAAACAAGCTGGTCCGACACCGTAGAACAGGCCATGACGCCCAAGCTCACTTTCGAGGCGCAGTTCACCTCACAGATGGAAACCCTCTATTCCGCGCTGAAAGCGGACAACGTTGACAACTATTTCCTCAGAGCGCTGGCTGTCGGTAACAACATCGGCGCTGGCGCGGATTACACCTTCCAGGGCGACTTCGCGTTGCAGTTCACGGATGCGAAAGAACAGAGAAAAGGTAACGGCGATGTCTATGCCTACACGTTTGAATTCGAGATCATGGCCGATCCGACCTGGGGCAAGGCATGGGAGATTTACCTCGTTAACGCTCTTGCCGATTACGCTTAATTCTCAACTTACCTGACTGACCAACTCCCGGCGGGCGATTCGAAAACAAATCGGACGCCCGCCAATTTACTAAAAGGAACCTCAATGGCGATTAAGATTTCCTCACTCATGAAACCGCGGCGGGACGGCAAGGCCGAGTTCACTTACGTTGCCGACGATGGCGAAATCCGAACCGAAGAAATCCCGATCTCTTTCCTCAAACCAACTGAAGAGCTTTGGGATGAACTTGTCGCAATGGAAAAGAGCGTAGGCGCAGACGAAGAGGCGCAAAAGGGTTTGTTTGTGCGCCGCCTGGTCCGCGTTGAGATTCAGAGCACCGCAATCGTTGAAGATGACGGCCGACCTTACAACATCACGGATGATGATCTACGTGCGCTTGACTACATGCAAGTGGCCCAACTTTGGGAGGGAGTTAAGACCCATTTTTTTCTCCGGACGCCAGCGTCGATGTCCGAGACGAATACGAACTCTACCTCAGAACCGGCGTCGGCGGCTTAGGTTCCTGCCCCTGGTACGAACCATTTGTTGATCTCGGTCTGATGTTTCATCGGCCACCCGAAGAAATTTATGCAGGATGGGACAAGGTTTGGTTGGACCGGACGAGAGTGATTTTGCAAGGGCGGCAGCAAGCAGCAATTGATACCACTGAAAAGAAATCCTTAGATGGCGATTAAAGCATTCGAACTGTTTGGCGATATTGAGTTACGCACTGCGAAGCTCAAGACAGGCATGCGCGAGGCCAACAAAGACTTCGACAGCCTCCGGACTAAAGCCAAGTCAACAGTCGACGGCGTCGAACGAGACCTCGGCCGCATGGCTAAGTTCAAAACCGGACTCAACCAGGGCTTCATGTCGTCTTTTGGCATTCAGGGCGGCGGCGGTTTTGGCTCACTGATTGGCAATGCAGCAGGAAATCTATTGCAGACCGGCGTTAAGGCTCTGACCGGAGTCGTCAAGGACGCCGCGCAGCAGGGGCTTGATTACGCCGACATGCTGCAAAGAACAAAGATCGGTTTCATCAATTTACTCGGTGATAAAGAAAAGGGCTTGTCTCACGTTCGCGAACTCGTGAAGTACGGCGTCGAGTCGTCTTTTGAAACTGCGGACGTGTTGAAATTCGCTAACAGCTTGGAAGCGCTAAAGGTGAAGACCTCGGAAGTGATTCCGATGCTCGAGGGTTTGGGCGGTTGGGCGGCGGGCGCTGGCAACTTCGACAAAATGCAGAACGCCGTGATGGCGATCACGCAGATGCTTTCAAAGAATAAAGTATCAGCGGAAGAGATGAATCAACAGCTCGCAGAAGTCACTCCGGATCCTTACGGCATGATGATGCGCGGCTATGAATCGGCCGGTTACAAGTTCAAGGACCGGGGTGAATTCCAGGCAAAGGCTGAAGGCGGTGAACTGAACGCGCAAGTCGCAGTGCGGTTGATGCTGGCGCAGGCGCGCAAGGAAAAAGGTTCGCTGCTTGAAGAGATCGTTGGTGGGACCATCCAAGGTCAAACAGCAATTCTCAACGACAAAAGGTCGATGCTTTACGCGCTGGGCATGATGGGTGTCGATGATCTCGTCGCCGATCCAACTGAAGCGAGCGCGTATGCGGCAAAGAAGCGCAATATCGCAACCCTTTCAAATCTCTATGATCCACAAAAGAGCCCGCAAGCATTAAAGATTGCGCAGAACCTCGGAGCGGGCGCGTCAAACATCTTCAAGGTCGAAGACTTCCTTGAGTCGCAGACTTTCGCCGAAGACAACTTTGGCGACACGCTTCGATCAGCCGTGTCCGGAGACTGGAAAGGCGCCGAAGAGAGTTTTAAGAAGATGGCCACTACTCTCGGCGGCTACATTCCCCAAGGCTTGAAAGATGGTATTGCAGCCGGAGCTTCGGCAGTCAGCGATACAGCAACGTCGGTTATGGGTTCAAGTGTTTGGGATTCGCTTTCGGCGTTTTGGGAAACGAATTCACCTTCGGAAAGAGCCAAGAGATTAGGAAGATGGATTCGCGAGGGCTTCGACCTCGGAATGAACAAGCAGCAGGCAGGCAACTACGCCAACATGAAGGCTCTGTCTGAGAAGGATCCGGAGTTTCTCCGGACGCTCGGAATTGAAGCCGGCAAACGCGGCGTGAATCCCGATGACATGCTCAACCTGATTGGCATTGAGTCGAGTTTCAACAAGTCCGTGATGAACAAGTGGGGTTACGGCGGGCTCTCGCAAGTCGGACGGAAAGAACGAGCATCCATCGGCTTTGAGAACATGAGCGATGCCGAGTTTCAGAAACTACTCGCAGAGAAAAGCGCGTCTTGGCAACTTTCCAATGTGACGTTTCCACTCCTTGATCAGAAGCTTCGCGAAAACCCACATGTTCGTAGCGGCGGAATTACAGGCGCGGAACTTTACGCAATGTGGGGCTCAGGCCATGCGACTGGCGATCCGAACGCTGTGCACATGGCGAAGGGCGGCAAACGAGCGGCGGCCTATGCCAACAATCCTCTTTGGGACGTAAACAAAGATGGCGTCGTCCGTGAAGCTGAGTTTGGACAAGCAGCAATGGCATCGCTGGGCGCAGGCAGGGCTTTTTCGGTCAACGGGCAGGCGGCGGTATCGCAATCGAATCCGATGCCGGTCACTATCATTGACGCTGGCAATGGCGTTGACTTTCGTAGTGGACCTTCGTTTTACAACACCGCCGATCCGGAAATGACGCGTCGTGCGGATGCGGCGCGAGGTATGTACGCCTCACGTCGCGCAGCGCAATCACAGAAATCCGGAACCATCAACGACTCCGTTCCTGTAAATGTCGACGTGTTAATTCAGAAAACAGAGCAGCCGCTAAAGACGTTCGCCATAGTGCTCAACGAAAACGCGCTGCAACTTAAAAAGCTGACTCCGCTTTTGGGTGATGCCGCAACCGCGGCAGCAGGTGTGGTCGATCCATTCAAAGCGATCGATCAGGAATTCGGCGGCGGCTTCGTCACAAAGAAGGGTGATAAGAAGAAGAAACGCGACAAGCTCTTCGGTGAGGCTTTGACTTGGGAAGGTGCGGCAGGCGATTTTCAAGGCGGCTTGCAGTCCGCACTGATGGACCCGTTCAAAAAAGAATCGTGGGGAAACTTTGGAATGGGTTTCCTGAAAGACATCCAAGGCCGGGCTGCACACGATCTCAGCTCGTCGATCACACAACTCTTGTTTGGCGGCCGGAAAGATCCGAACGATCCTTCGAGCGGTCTGACTGGTGGACTGTTTGGATCGCTATTCGGTGGCTTCCTGGGCGGCAGCAAGAAGGGCTGGGGCGACTTCAAGTTGCCCTCGATCGGCGGCGTCGATGCTGGGAGTGGCGGCGGCGGCTTTGGTGGATTCTTCGCAAAGCTGTTCGGCTCAATCTTCGGCGGCTTTCGAGAATCAGGTGGTGGAATGTCAGCCGGACGGTTTTATGTCGCTGGCGAACGCGGGCCTGAGATCGTCGCTGGTCCAGGACACGTCTACAACGCAAGTCAAACGCGGCAAATGATGTCAGGAGGCGGTGGTGGGCGTGAACAGCGGTTCATCTTCGTCGACAGTGAGCGCGAAGCTCAACGGCATCGCTCAGCGCGCGCCGACAACTTCATTATGCAGTGGCGTGCTAATCGCCACATCATCAGCCGGTTCACCTAAAACCTCATGCCTGTAGTTTTTCCTTTTCTTCACAACTGGGAACAAATGATCGGAGGCGGCTCTGTGCCGGTGGTAGAACGACTGGAGTTTCTCACCGACATCATGCCTGCGCATAAAGATTACGAGCAGCGCGTAGCCAACAGACCGTATGGTCCGCGGCGTATCTTCGAGTATCAAATTCCATTACCAGACGCGCGCTCGCGCCAGATCTTTAACAACGTAACTTTTACTCCGAACCAGTCCTACTACGTGCCGGTCTGTTCGGATCTGACTTTAACCACTGGAACGGCGACGGACTCCGGAGTCGATCTGGCCGCGCAATACAGAGACTTTGACACTGACGGGTTTGCGATGCTTTGGTCAAATCCCTGGACTTACGACTTTGTAACGATTGAGGGCACAACCTCAACCTCTATTTCTTACACAACGACGCTGGCAAACAGTTGGCCCGAGGGGTCAGTAATAGTGCCGATGCGGCGCGCGTATCTTGAGCAGAAAGTTCCCGGACGGCACCACGCGTCGAACATCGAAACCGTGTCGTGTGAGTTTCACGTGCTTGCTGAAGAGTTATCTACTAACAGATACAAAACCTACTCGCGAAGCGCTCACAAGGGTTTCTATCAGTTTGACTTTGCCAAAGCGTCCGTCAGCTGGGTAGATGAAAAGCCATACACGATCGAGTATCGCGGTGCCAACATTGATTTTGAATCCGGGGTCTTTTCGCAGCGAAGTCAGGACACGGGACCATCGAAAACTATGCGTGTCCGCGTTCTCTTCGATACTCGAGCGGACATGGGCGAGTTCCTTGACTGGCTTCGACAAGTCAGAGGGCGGCAAAAACTCACCTGGGTTCCGTCCTACCAGTCTGACCTTGCTTATGTTTCCGGAACCGGATTCTCCATTAAGGTTCGGGATGATGGTTACTTGAATGTTTGGGAGGCGTCACCAACTCACCGAGAGATCAAAGCCTTCTATACCGCTATATCTGGTTTCGCCGCACAAACGACGTCAGCCAAAGACGCAGACACTGACGGATCCAATGGCGTGGACTTAACGCTTTCCGCAACCGTCATCGGCGCAAGTATTGAGTTCATCTCGTTTCTTCATCTCTGCCGCCTTAATTCCGACACCGTTGAACTGCAATGGCACTCGCGCGGCAGACTGCTCGAAGTAATGCTCGAGTTCAAAGAGGTTCAGCGTTCCGAACGCCTCGATTCCGCTAATACGATCCTTGGACACCCGCTCTAAGGACTGATCAATGCCAACAACTTTCGAAAAACAAGAAGACACTGGCGGAAAGATAGAACTGTTTCGCTTCGTGGTTACCAACGAAGCTGGGACAACTGAGTATACCTATGCTGGCGCAGGGGCAGGCCCGGAAACTGTTACTCGAACGATCAGCGGAGACGATATCGACTTCATCCCGATCGAGGTCAGCAGTCCTGATCTTGAAACGGTGCGCGCAGGGCAGGAAGGCGAGATTGAATTTAATGTCGCTTTCGACAACGCGATCGCGCAACTGAACATTGACCTACCCCACCCGGCGCCAATCGCGCTCACGATTTACCACACGCATTACGGTGACACGGGACACGATGTTGTCTGGACCGGAGTTGTCACCGCGGTTGACCTGAAAGGTCTTATGGCGACCGTGCGATGTGAATCCCACTTGGCGCGGCTCCGTAAACGAGGCTTGCAATATGAATGCGGCAAGAACTGCCAGTACTCACCGTATAGCCCTCCCTGTCCGCTCACACGCGCCGCAAACGCGCAAACCTTAACAGTCACCGCAGGAGAAGGAACAAACGAACTGACGGTCACCGGCTACTCAGGAGATCTAACCGGGGGCGAGATTAAGACGGCGAACGGCGACGGCCGCGACATTCAATTGCATTCCGGCGGCACGCTGACTTTGTACGCGCGCTTTCCAATTTCATCGCTCGAGGATGGCGAGTCTGTAACGGCATATCCGTCATGTGACCTCACCTTCACCGGCAACGCCAGGAGTTGCGACACGTTCCCGGAAACTGACGATGGACGCCTCTTCGGTGGTTATCCACACGTTCCGCCAGAAGGCAAAGATCCCCAAGAACACGGACTCTCATAAATGTTTGATCCTGTCTCACTCGGGGTAAACCTCGGCATCTCCATTATCAGCGCCTCGATCACCGCCAGGGCGCACCGGCTGAAGTCTGTCTCGCAGTTTCAGAGACCGACAGCTTCAGAGTCGCGAAAGCTTCCGTACATCGCCGGCACAGTTCTACACAAGTCTGCAAATCTCGTTTGGTGGGGCGACTTCAAACGCTCATCCGTCAATCTTGATCTCCCCGGTCCATCATGGGTTTGGGGGCCGGTTGCCTTGGCTCTGCAAAGTCTTCCCTTTGGCTATCGCTATTACATTGGAATGGCTTTCGCTCTTAGTCACGGCGGTGACGATGTAGGCGGTTTTGAATCCAGCTACTCGCTGCAGGAGATCCGGGTTGGAGGAAAAACTGTCTGGTCGGGCACGGTTGGCAATTCCGGAGCTTTTACCGTCGAAGCGCCGGGCAAATTCGGTAATGAAGGCGGTGTGTACGCTACCGGAAGATTCGAGCGCGGCGCCGGATCCTCACAAGCCAGAAACACTTATCTTGATGGTCAAGTCACCAACACGCCAGCCTATCAGAACACCGCAATGGTGTACTGGCATGGTCCTTCGGTCGGTGCGGCAGCGTTAGGCAAAATTAAATACTCCGGCTACGTCAGCCGCAGTGCTTATATAAAACCCTTCGCGTTTCGTGTTAAGCGACTGCCGTGGGCTATTCAGCCGCTCGGCTACTTCCCCAACGTGGGGACTGATGACGCTAACCCAGCTCATGTTATTTGGGACCTGCTGACGTCGAACACCTACGGAGCCGGCATCCCGGCAGCGCAACTTGATTTTGGGTCTTTCAACACTACCGCTTTGCAGTTGCGAGATACTGACGGTATCGGCTGTTCATTCTTGTGGGACACGGATGACGAGGTTTTACAGATCGTGCAGGCGCTCGTTGACCTCGGCGATCTGGCCCTATACACAGATCCTTCAGACGGAAAGATTCACCTTGATCGGATTCGCGAATACACCGGCTCTGTCTCGGCTCTCACGCTCTTCGATGAAACGAATTCCACGGTCTTACGCTACGGCACCAGACCGCCGGATAAAGTCGCGAATGAAATAAAGATTAAGTACACGGATATTGCCGCCGGCTTTGTCGAACGATCAGCCGAATGGCGCTCGATCGCAATGAGGCGAGTCGGGGATAACCGCGAGCCTCTGACGATTCAGCACCTTGGCATATCGAATGCCGCAGTTGCGCAGAAGATAGCCAGCAGAGACGGACTTGCCTACGCCCTGCCGTTGAAAGAAATCATCCTGCGCACGAACCGCGACGGCTGGGACAAAGTACCAGGCGAACCAGTGAGATTTTCATGGGCTGACTACGGGGTCACCGATATGGTTTGCCGCGTTGCACATGTTGACCGTGGCAATGCGACTGATGGCATGTGCGAAGTCACGCTTGTCGAGGACAGGTTCCGCTACGGTCAGTCAGTCTTTGGTGAAGCGACTGTTTCATCGTTTGAAGAAACGCGGCCGGACGTCCCGGTTGACTCTGGCGTCCAAAACGTTCTTGGCACGGTTACAACTCTGCCAGGCTCACCATCAACAGGCGATAGCTACATGCTCTCTGCTTCCAACGTTGACGCGCCAAACGGCCTTGCAACGTGGAATGGTACTGAGTGGGTCTATCGTGAAGAAGACGATCTTCAGAATACCGTTGTTTATGACACCGATGCCGAAGAGTGGAGTCAGCATGACGGATCCGGGTGGACCTCTTTCAACCTCAACGTAATTCAAGAAGTACAAGACGAGGGAGTTGCGGTCACGGCGCGCAGCAAGATCAACTTTATCGGCACCTCAGTCACCGCGGCAGACGATGCGGGCAACGCGCGCACCAACGTCACTGTACAGGCTTACAACCGAGTCCAGGATGAGGGATCGGATGTCACTCAACGCGACAAGTTAAATTTCATCGGTTCCGCCGTCTCGGTTGCTGATGATGCGGGTAATGGACGGACCAACGTAACCATCACCACCTCAACTCCGGACTTCGACTACAAAAACAGCGTCCGTGCGGCCTCTACGGCTGACGTGACTGTCAGTTCTGCACCAGTCGCGATAGATGGCGTTACGCTCGCGAGCACCGATCGCGTTCTTCTCAAAAACCAGTCAACCGGATCTCAAAACGGGATCTACGTTTTCAACGGCGCCGGCTCCGCGCTCACGCGCGCCACTGATGCTGATACCTCCGCGGAAGTAACTGCCGGGATGCTTGTTCCGGTTTCCGAAGGAACGACCAACGCCGATACGTTCTGGTTACTCACCACTAACGATCCGATCACTCTTGGCACTACAGCGCTTGTGTTCGCACAGTTCGGAGCCTCCTCCGGCGTCAGCGACGGGGATAAGGGCGACATTGTTGTATCAGGTTCCGGCGCAACATGGACCATTGATACCGATGCGGTCACGTATTCAAAGATGCAAGATGTTAGTGCCGCGTCGCGAATACTCGGAAGAGGATCTGCCGGAGGTTCTGGAAACGTGCAGGAACTCACCGTCGGACCAGGCTTTTCAATTATCGGAACGGAAATCCGCGTCGATGGATCAGGCGGAGGCGGAACGACCATCGTCCAAACGGCCCTTGGCTTAATCGAAATGATCCGCGGGACCAACTACCAACCTTAAAAAACAAGAAACTCGAGATAAGAGATGCCAGCAAACACAGCCCCTATTTTTTCTGTTACCCCGAACGTTACGTCGGTCACGATCACTACTACCGCAGCAAGCGCTAAATCCAATGGCGCGGGCACGGTGGGCACCGACATGTTCAAAGCATTCACGGCAGGGGCGAACGGCAGTTTCGTACAACGACTGCGCTTTATGTCCGTGGCCTCAGCCGCCGCGGTTACCGGAGTCGCGACGGTGTTGCGCATTTTTCTGAGTACAGTTGGCTCAGGATCGACAACGGCGGCCGATACATTTCTTTTTGCTGAAGTATCAGTGCCTGCGATCTCATCCGGTCACTCGACCAACGCGACTAACTTTTATGATGTTCCGCTCAACATTCCTATCCCCTCGGGAATGTTTATTCACGTCTCACAACACGCGGCACAAACAACAAACCAGAACTGGATCGCGACCGTGTTCGGTGGGGATTACTAAAAAGCGTGCACCTTCCAACTCCGATCGACATGATGCACTTGCCTGCTTTGCAACGAGCAGACGTACAAGTGTTCACGACCGACAATCGAAACCTCAACTGGCAGTCATGGGTTAAACCGCGCGGGATTACAATGTGCTTCATGTTTGTCGTTTCTGGCGGTGGTGGTGGTGGTGGTGGTTGTACCAGGGTAGCAGGAAACGCGGGCGGCGGCGGTGGTGGTGGTGCTGGAGGTGCATCTACTCGACTGCTGCTCCCTGCATATTTCCTTCCGGATGAGTTATACATTCAGATCGGCCTTGGCGGTCCGGGCGGCGCTCCCGGCGCTCTCGCGGGTAACGGGACAAACGGCGGCGACACGGCAATCTCACTCGGACGTAGTAATGCGTCACCTAATGTCATCCTCGCCACAAACAGCGGCACGGCGGCCGGGGGAACCGGAGGTAATACCGGCGCAGGCGGCGGCGGTGGCAGTGCGCCATCAGCGCCAAACGCCACAGCTCGAGCAACGTGGGGCTTTGTAGGCTCAGTAGCGGGAATCGCTGGCGGAAGTGGCGGCGCTCAGACCGGAGCGATAGGCTCTGCTGTTTCTACTGTTTGGAATGCAACATTGATTAGTGGCGGTGCTGGCGGTGCTGGCTGTACGTCGAGCGACTTCGCCGGCGGTGCAATTACACTTCAGGGAACACCGGACTTTTCGGCAACATCATTGACCGGCGGTGCAGCAGGCGGTGGCGATGGCAGTGCGGGAATTCAACTCTGGCAGCCGTTACTTATGACTGGTGGCTCGGGTGGTGGATCAAACAACTCTGGAGTCGCTGGGAACGGCGGCAAGGGTGGTATCGGCTGTGGCGGCGGTGGCGGTGGCGCGGGAGCCACTGGCGGTCGCGGAGGCGATGGCGGCAACGGAATGGCCGTAATTATTAGCTGGTAATTAAAACTCGCGCCCACTCCCCCAAACCATGCGGCATGTCCCGGAGATAGGCTCAATGCAGATAAGCCATATAAAAAGGACAAGCTTCAACCCGCAGACTTGAAAAGTGGGCGCGGCGCGAGAGCGAGAGCGGCGCTAGCTTGCGTTAGTAGCGTTTAGCAGACGGGTAACGAGATTCGCCCCCCAAGTGCTCTGACTTCCATAAACAGCGATTGCCACAACTGCAATCAATCCGGCAATCATCGCGTACTCGAGGGTCTCCATGCCGCTCTCATCCTGTAAGAATTTCTTGATCATGATCCACTTTCTCTCTTTCTGAAATTGAGTTAAACCGAGTGGGAAGCGTTAGAGCAACGATCATGCCATGTGGAAATACCCAGGAAAATGCAGAGTCGCGCAAGCCCTGCTCAGGGATGGTGAGCGCCAGCGAGCAGTTGTTGTAATTCGCCGCAAAAAGGCGGTCAACCGAAGCTGACCGCCTTAGCCCAAACGGACGCACAACGCCCAGGGATTTATAACCCGGCCCCGCTTATGTCCGCGCTCGCCGCGCTCACGAGCTTGTCCTTAATCGCTTGGCCCCAGCCGCTACCGTAAACCGCAACGGCCACGATCGCGACGATCCCCGCGATAATCGCGTACTCAATTGTCTCAATTCCCGACTCGTCTTTAAGGAAGACAGTGATTGGTCGTAGTATGTGTTTAGACATCTTTCTTCTCCTATTCAGAAGTTGGTGTTTAGGCTCGGTAGGGTGTTGATAGCACCTTGGCGGGCCGCTTTATTGAACGATGCCAATGGTATCAAACTATACCAATGGCGTCAAGCGTGTTATTATCGCCGCGTGGATGGAGACGAACTCAAAGCCTTTCGCGCCAAGGTTGAGATCACGCAGCAGGAATTAGCTGAAGCTCTTGGTGTTGACCGGAACACTATCGCTCGGTGGGAGCGTAACGAGCGGGCAATCCCGCCCTTTCTTCACTTGGCTCTTCAAACTCTCGAACGACAGAAGAAGTCCTCCAAAAAGTAAAGACCGCCAGCCCCGACGCTGACGGTCTCAAAGGATTTCCACCCGGTAACGAAGGATTCACTTTTTCTTGCCTGTCGGCTTTGCTTTCGCCTTCGGCTTTGTAGTGGTCTTCGTTGACAGTGTCTGAATTCTGTGTGTATGCTGCGCCTAGTTATTTGAAGGCAGGGCGGGCATCGTTCCTTGCCAGTCATGAACAGATGGACCACGCACCAACGGATGCGCATCGCAACGGCGAATGCGAACTAGATCAGACGATCCCGGCTCTAGGCAGTATAAGCCATCTCTAGGTAGCAATAGGCGTCTCCAGATAACATCTAGACATTGTCTAGACAAGTTTTTTCTAGATTTTTCTAGAAAATCTTTACGCGCACAAGTGTATATCTGTATACACTTTAGCGTTCGCTACGCCGAACAGAGGCCGTTAGCATTGCTAACAATGTGCGCACGTTTTAGTTGACAAAGGTGTCCTTTAAGGATACTTAAGGTGCTTAAGGTTGCAACCAAACGCAATCAGATGCAACCAAATGCAACTTGGCGCAATCTATCGCAACTTGCGACAAGTTGTCGCAATCTGCGGCAACCTTGCTGCGAGTCGCAGCAAATGGGTAGCAACAAGACTTTTGACAAAAGAAAGGGGCCGGTCTTAAAGACCCGACCCCAGCATGATGTAGGGCCGAAGCCCTATATCGGAACCAACAGGATGGCGATCACTCCGTCCGTAACGTAGATGATCATCACCCAGCCTCGTGGAACGTAACGCATAGACGTTACCTCCTTTTCAAGATACGCCTCAAGTTGCTGGTAACAACTTGGGGCGTTTCCCGTTTACATAGCAAACGGAAACCTTGTGGGGAGCGAAGACACCCCGTTGTGAGAACGCAGAGATACTAACACGCGCTAAAGAGCGTATTGCAAGCGGAAACCGTTTTACAAAGAACTTTTTTATTTCGCTCGCGCTTTCTTTGATTGGCCTTTAACTCTCGCCCAGCGCGCCTTGACAGCGTTTCTAGCGCTCTCACTACGTTCTTCTGCGGTCATGCTGGCCGCTCTCGCAGGCCCGCCCTTCAAACCGCCTCTACGCCCTAAAGCCACAGCGGCAGGGTTCTTCTTTTGTATGTTCGGCATGCGCTGAATATACGTGACCGCTCACGAAAAGTCTACCGCTATTTGCTTGACGATACGTGAGCGGTCACGTATAATCGTGAGCATTGAAAAGGCCCTACCAGCGCTAACTGATAAGGCCCCTTTGAAAACAAACGCGATTGCTCACGTCTGAGTCCAAGCAGCCTGATTTTGAGCCAATCGCCCACGAAAGGCAAGGCTCAAAATGACCTGTCACAACTGCAAGATTGCTGCCGCCAAGTTTGGCAAAGACCGCTACGGTAATCAGCGTTACAAGTGCAAGCAATGTCGAAAGACGTTTCAGGAAATCAAAGACAAGATGCTGGGCACGATGTATCTGCCCGAAGCAAAGGCGCTCATGGTCCTACACATGCTTGTCGAGGGTAATTCTATCCGCTCAATCGAGCGTCTGACTGGCGTCAACCGAAACACGATTATGAGTTTGTTGGTACTCGCCGGTGAGAAGTGCGAGCGCGTAATGGATACCTATCTCCGCAAGGTTCACGTTCAAGACGTACAGGCAGATGAGATCTGGAACTTTGTCGGCATGAAAGAAAAGACGAAAGTGCGCAAGGGTTACGCCAGCGACTATCTAGGCGACGCATACACCTATGTCGCCTTCGAGCGAAACACTAAACTCGTAATTACTTGGCACCTTGGCCGACGCACAGCCGCTCATACCTTCGCATTTACTGAGAAGCTATTTAACGCCGTGGACGGAACGACTAATCGCTTTCAGATGACAACCGATGGTCTAGCAAGCTATCCCGACGCGATCAACTGCTCGCTAGGAATGCGAACGGACTACGCGACTTTGGTCAAAGTTTACGGCGCGCCCGAAGATGACGATCACAAATACTCGCCCAGCAAGATTAAGGAAATAATACCAACGCCCTTTTGGGGCAATCCTAATCCTGAAAAAATCTGCACGTCGCACGTTGAAAGGCAGAACCTCAATATCAGAATGGCAATGCGTAGATTCACGCGGCTGACTAATGGCTTTTCTAAGAAGTGGGAAAATCTGAAAGCTGCGCTCGCGCTATACTTCGCGTACTACAATTTTTGCCGCATTCATTCGAGTATCCGTTGCACTCCGGCAATGGAAAGCGGAATCACAAAAAGTGTGTGGACGTTGAAAGACTTGCTCGCCGCATAAAACCAAAGGGCCGACGAATCGGCCCTTTCGGTTATCTCACTTCCAGTAACTAAGCGCTATCAAAACTTGATGCCAAACTTCTTTAGCGCCTCTTCCTCTTCAAGTGTAAGTTTGCCGCCGACTACCTTATGGTACATGTCGTGACATACTCCGTGAAACTCCGTATACGGAAACAAAATCTCAACGGCAAGAGCAAGTGCCGCCATAGCTTCGTCAATCATACGTGGCTCAACTCCGATGTGGCTCGCCAAGATCGTCAAGTTGATCGCGAGTTGAAGTGCTTCGCTGGGATGGCCTTTGTATGCGTCAAAGGCAATTTCCCAGTCTTCATTATCTAGTGGTGGATTTCCAATGTTAGGATGATTTGGCATGGTCGATTCCTTTCTGCTTAACGGTAGTAGGATTCGGCTGTGTAGGGCTGGCAAGTGCGCAAACACTTGTCGGCCCGCTCCGAAGTGGAGCGCATCCTAACACCGAAGAGACAGAGGGAAACCGACAAAGAGGCGTCAACACAGAATTAAGCCACTATCTCTTCGTTCCCTAC